CCCAATCTCAGCGTCAGTATGCCGAGCAATAAAATCCCGGAACAGATCAGGATTACGCTCGCGTACCAACGATTGCTGTGCATCAGCGACCACTTCTGCCAGGGACTCGACATCCGCGGCATTGCGTTCGGCACGGAACGCATCGTACTCGGGGAGAACTGTTGGAAGCGGTTCACGGCCGTTCTCAAGATAGGTTCGGCCGCCGAAGTATTGATCCGCGGCCTTGAAGACTGGATGTTCGATCAAGCCGGTGCGGCCAGTCATCCCAGCGGATTGCACCATGGCGCCAAGGTCGCGGCCAAGACCGGGGGCGCCCATTGCGCCAGTCAGGTTTGTCGCAGCATCTGCGACAAGGTTTTGGCCGCCGCTGAGTCCACGAAGTAATAACTCTACCGGGGTGCCAAGTCCAGCAGCGACCGCCGAGGCAAAGGGATAATTCTTAAGATCAGCGTCCTTGATCCACGAACCAAGGGGCCCACCTTCCTTGAAGCGTTCTAGCGGATCGCCGGGGAACATCAAATTCCCCAGAGCCTCAGGTGCACGGAGGACCTTCATCGGGAGGTCAAGGAGCGATGTCTTCGCCGACACGGTGTCGAGGTTGCCATAGTCGTCATTGGCGATGACGGAGTTCAGCGGATTGGATTGCACCCAATCGGAGATATGGGTGTTGCCGCGGACGATGGCTGAGGCCATTTGGGCCTTGTTGTTGCGCTCGAACTCTTCGAGATCGCCGAAGATTGCGGTGGCCGGAGTGCCAGTGAGCTTAGCAAGCTCCATTGATCGGGCTGCCTTATCCGGGTCCTCATCGATGTTGCCAACGGTCTGTGGGAGGGCAGGATTGGCGTTGCCAAAGCTCTGGCGGATTAAGTTGTCATATTCGCTCATTGTGATACCGGGGGCTTAGGTGCCGCTGCGTCCTTGGCCGTTGTGCCACCGTAGAGCTTCTGGTACAACGCTCGGGTGTAGATGCGCTGGATTTGCTCCGGTGTGGGAGTGATCGACATCTTAGACCATTCGCCAGAAGCCTTAATCTTCTCGGATTCTTCAGTCGGGACCGGGACCTGAAAGGTTGGGGTTTTGGAGTTCCACAGCCAGCCGGGTTGAGTTTGCGTTTGCAACAGGCGTCGCCCGAGGAGTTGCACTTCCTCAATCTTCGGCGGCCGCTTGTTCTCCTCGGCGAATTGCTGAAGTTGGTCCGAGAGCGCGCCGGTGAATTGGTGGAACTGCTCCTTGTCCCGCTTGTCGATCCCTGCGGCGACAAGGTCGGGGGAGAGGATACCAAGAGCACGTGCGACACGGGGGTCGCCTTCGGCTTTGCCCTTGAGCCGACCTTGGAGATTGATCAACTCCCGCTTCGCCGAGTTCGGAAGATCAGTGCTCACCACATCCATGTCGAGGAATGACGCCGGGTCCGCCATCGCGGCGCCCTTGAGCTTTTGATATTCACGCAGCGAAGTGTCGGTCCAATTTGTGTCGCCTTTGGCATTGCGTGAGAGGACTCCCATGTAGCGGCGTTGATTCGCAGGGAGCATATCCTGCCATGCCTGCGCCTTCTCTGGGGTGTTGGTGAGTTCCTCAACCGTGGTAGGGAGTTTGCCATCCTTACCGCCCATCAGGGCGTCCTCAACCACCTGCTTGTTCTGGAACTCGGTGTCACGCTTAATGGCAATCTGCCGATCATTGTCGGTCTTGATTCGCATCTCGACATAGTCAGGAAACAGTGGATCATCCGGCGCGGCAGTCGAAGCAAGGCGCTGCCCTTCAGCAACCTTCTGCGATAGCGGGGCATTCCGCGCCAAGATCGCTGAAGTACCCGCGATGTATGCTGGAGCCGAAGTGCCTTTATATCCCGGCTGAGCATCAGTAACATTGCCTGCCTTAGCCATCGGCTGTCCAGTGAACCAAACCGAAGCGGCTTCATTGAAGCTCCCATGCTTCTTCATGAATTGGCCGAACTTGAAATTGAAGAGTTGGTCCTGCGCCGTTGGAGAGCGTAGGAACTCCTCCTTGGTCATGGGTTTCATCCCAGCCTCACCCAGCCACTCAGGGAGGTTCTCAGGCATCACTTGATACTTGCCAAGGGCACGTCCACGTGAGCGCCCAGTCTTCTTGTCAAAGACCTCAGGGCCTTCAAGGTTATAGCGGCCGCCACTCTCGAATTGGCCGATAGCTTCTTGGGCCTGTTCAATGGGAACAATCGATTGCCCGATCTTGGTCCCCTCGCCTTTCATGACCTGCTGCGAGATCATCCGAGCGCCGACGGTGTTCCGCTGTTGCTGCACAATCGACGAGAGCTTCCCGATATCCTCACCGCGGATGTCGCCCTTCTTGATGCCATCCTCGAGCCACTTCCCAGCAAGCATGGGGTCCTGCTTGGCCATGCCCTTGACCCGCTCGCCCCAGAGCTTGGACTTCTGCATCGACACGGCTTCAGCGGTGGCCTCAGGCGAGAGCCCGAGCAGTTGCGCCTGGGACCGGACCTCGGCCTCAGTCGTCTCCATCCCCTTCAGGAAGCTTCGGTCATCCTCAGGGAAGCTTAGGGTCTGACTACCAATGGCACTAACCCGCGCGCCACTGGCACCAAGAGCATATTTCTTGTTCTCGCCAGCGGCGTGACCTGCACCGTTGAATATCGATCGCCCCATTGTACCATTCGAGGCAGACTCAAATAGCTTCTGCGAGGTCTCATTGCTGAGGCCATCACGGATCGATTGTCGAGTTTTCTTAAGGTTGTCGATGTAAGACGGATACGCATCAACTGCGGCCTTGCCTTGAAGGGAGTTGTAATCGGCGTGGAGTTTCCCGGCTTCTTCGGTGTAGCGGGCATCAGCCTCTTGGGCTTCGCTATGGTTGTACAGCGTCTGCATCGCGACGCCACGCTCGAAGAGTTCGTTGCCACTGCGCTGGAGTTGACCACCAAGGGAGTCAAGGGCTGCGCCGACACTACCGCCGAAGGTCTCCGCGGAGACATTGGCCTGGAAGCGAGATTGCGGAGCACTGCCACCACCAACGACTGAAGTTACACCAGAGTAGGGGACCTGAGGCATTGATTAGCTCCACAACCCAATGGAGGAACCCTGCTGCCACTTGGACGACACTGTCGAGGCGGTGCCGAGGATGGAACCAATGGCTTTAATGTTACCGGCCTCCTTGGCATAGCTTCCAGCCATAGTGTCGAGTGTGGCTTGGTTCTCATCCATATAGGCCTTGGTTTCGTAGTCATACGCCACCTTCGCGGCATTCTCGCGGATGGCGCTGAGGTCCATGTCTTTGATCTTCTCCTGCGATTGCTGCACCTCCTTGGCCGAGCCGGAGTTAACGTCAAGGCCCGAAGCACCCTGATTGGCCCGGATTTGTCCACGCTGTTGCGCGGCCTTCATGCCGTATTGTTCGGCCTCCTTCTCGCCACGATTGAGGGCCCACGCAGCGTTCTGCCGATTGATATCGGCGTTGATCTTCGCGACCTGTGCCTTGTAGTTATACATCGACTGCGTAGCCGCGCCTTCCTTCTGCGCGCCATAAGCAGAGAGCAACCCACCAGCGAGGGTGGCGCCTAGGCCGACTGCACCGAATCCTGCTGCCATTGGGGTGATGCCTTGATTGTGAAGGGGATGACTTTGTCGTTGATGGGTTCACCGAACTCAGCGCCGAGCCAAGTGAGCCACTGACGGGAGCGCTGGTTGCGAAGCGCGGCATGGCCGATGATGGTGGGGTAGTCCTCAAGCATCTCTTGCACGGCACGTTGGGAATGGCGGATGAACATGAAGGTATGGCCGTGCAAGTGCTTGGTGTGGTACATCCATAGATAGGCCATATCGCTCATTAGTGTGGGGGCTATGAGCCCCCACATCGCGATGATCTTATCGTCGTCCATGCCCATCCACACTCGCGAGGAGTTGCGCAGCGATCGCTGCATTGTGTCCTGTTCGATTGGAGTTAGCATTGATAGGTGCTCAGTGAAAATCAAGTCGTATGCCTCAGCGCCGTCGATGCGGATTATGCTTGCGGTCATCGCGGGGCACGTCCTGTGTCGCCAAGGGTGTAGCTGGAGATAAGGCCAAGCACCGTGGCAGGGAAGGGGAGGTCTTGCTGGAGGCAGTACTGCCCCGGGACCGTGAAGCGTGGGTCGAGGATGGTACGAGCGTCGCCGGTGACTAGGTCTGTGACGCGCTGGGAGTTTTGGCCCACAAGCATTGAGGAGACGTTGCCGAGGACGAGATCTTTCATCGTGGTTAGGTTTGTGAATTCACCGCCGATCTTAAGGCCGAGGGTATCAGCAACGCGGGCCGTGACATCGTTGATCTTCTTCACCTTGCCTTGGATTGTGGGGTCGCCCATGTCGAGGGGGAGAGTCTGCAACTTGGCGGTGAAGCCGAGGCCAATGATGACCTTGCTGGCTGCGGTGGCAAGGGTGAAGTTGCCATCGGTGGCCATTACGAATGGAGGAATGACGACGCCATCGGCAAGGCCAGTTACAGTTTCACCCGCGAGGAATTCAGCGCCGGAGAAGTTGGTCGCAGGGACTCCGTTGTAGTTGAGGCCGCAATCAACGCACCAAGCATCCTCAACGCCATTGGCAAACACACGCTCAGCAAAGCGTTCGATGTACTTGACGGTATCGCCATTGATCTCACGCTCGACGACCCAATAGACAGCATCGACCTCACCAGCATTAATCGTAGATTCAACAACGGTAGCAACAGATTCGAATGCCCCATTCGTTGTGATCGAATGGGTCCAGCCAATGAATTCTTGCTCCTTGAGGAAGGTCAAAGCCAAGGCAGCGCCGTCACTGCGTACGGCCCAGGCCAGTTTGAAGGGCTCCTCGGCCCATGCCCATTCGTCGACGGTGTAGCCATAGAATAGGTGCGAGGCAATCGCGGAGATATCCGCACCGGTGTAGACGTTGGAATAGATGTTGTACGTGCTGTCGCGGACGATGGAGCCCTTGGCTTGGACATAGAGGACATCAAAATTCGCCACGATCAGCGGGACGTTGCTAATGCCATTGAAGGATTGAGCATTGGCGACAATGGCGAATGGAGTCACCGCGGAACCCTGCGATCCGCCATTGATGATCCACGAATTGCGATCGGTGAGCATCAATAGGCCTGAGGGCTGCGAGATCATATCGCGAATGGTATTGAGTTGGCCAGAGACCAAGGTGCCGGTGATCGCATCGCTGGCCTGCGTAATCGTGGAGGTGTTGTAGTTAAAGTACTTCCCGGGCTGGGACATGTAGAAAGTTTGTGGAGATCCGGTTGGGGCCGCGAGCACCAAGCGTTGTTGGAAGAACCCCGGTACAGAGGGGTAGCCATTCGAGGTCGCTGAAAGCACTGCGGTTGCCGTGGCGGCGCCGGAACTAAAGGTGACAGTAGGTATAGCTACATAGCCAGCGCCTGGGTTGAGCACCTGTATAAGGCCCACACCCCAAGTGCAATTCGCTTGTGCACCAGTTCCACCACCGCTTGTGGAGAGTTGTATCAGTGAATTTGCTGGAGTAGAGCCTGAAGTTACTGAGCCTACACTGCCGAAGCCAGCTAAAGGATTCTTCCATGCAGTTACGGCTCCAGCGCTTACGGTGTCGACTATAAGAACAACACCATTCGTGAAACTGACGCTGTCATCGGGGGCGTAGCCAGCACCGCCTGCGGCTACAGTGGGGATGGCATTGACTTGAAGCACCACAGTGGCCGAAGCGGCAATGGTGCTGGCAGCGCCAGTGAAGGTAACTGTTGGTACTGAAGTGTAAGTGCCTGCGGCAGTCACGGTGACTGAGGACACCCCAGAACCTTCGAATGGATTCCGTGCTACTGGTGGCGTGGTTGAGAAGTCCGGCGCGATGTTGTCATCGGTAAATGACACCCCAGTGCATGCACCAATATAGCCGTGAATAGCACCGGCGACTACAACACCATTGTAGTTGACGTTGGCCTTATAGACGTTGTAACTCACAGCCCCAGCAACTGCCGCCCATGATAAGGTGATAGTTCCGGCAACAGCGCGAATATCTTGCAAGGCCGTGGGGCCAGGATAAGTAGCTGCTATAGATTCTTGACCATTGGCATCGATGGAGGTGATTTGATAAGAATAAAATACTGAGCCCGCTGCAAGTGAGGTTGACGCAGTAAGGCTACCGGGCGCTGTGGCCGTGGTGCCAAAGGTAATGGGAAGAATGGACCAATTCGTGGCGGAGATGAGGGTTAAAACATGCGGTTCGTAGTCGGGGTGGCAGAGGATTAATTCGTTGACGTTCTGAGCGAATTTGATTAGCCGCAGGTCTGCGGAAGCATAAGGCGACGCGATGGTGTATATACGCTGAGCAGATGCCGGGAAGGTAAACGGATTGGTGTTAATCGCATTGCCGAATAGGTCGGTGAGGGTAAAGGTGTTCACTGTGGCGTTCTGCACAATGTAGTATTTGTTCTCGACGAATATCCAGTCGTCATCGAGGTAGCCATGGGCCGCGGCTGTGAACACAGTTGGGGAGCCAACGACCGCGGAGGTTATGGTCTCGGCGGTCTCAAGGACAGGGGCGCCATCGAAGAAGAAGCGGATGTATTCGTCACCGAATTCGAGAACATAGCCGACGGAGAAGCTGGCTTGGAAGGGGATGAGGCGGACGGCCGTGGCGGACTTGTAGCATTGAAGAATATACTTCGTGCCGGGGCGGGTGCTGGCGCCGCCGCGATAGTCGACGAACCAGTTCTCAAGGAGTGCTGCGCCGGATTTGTACTTCTGGAGGTCGACCCGCGCGAAGAGCTTCGGGGACCACTCACCGGAGTTGAAGCTGGCTTGGATTACAAGGTCGCTCATGCGAAGCTGGGCCAGCCCCCTCCCCAGTCGAAGTTGCTAAAGGGCCCAGTGACAAGGCCTTCGTAGGCGATGCCGCGGACGCGGATGAAGTCAGGGGTGACGTCGTTGACGATGAAGCCCTCGTTACCGTCGATCGAGCGCGCGGCTTCGATGGCGGCGTTGACCTCCTTGACGAGATCGTTGGCAAAGCCGCGGTCGCCACGGAGGGCCATCTGGAGATTGGCGGCCCCGGCGTTGATGAGGGCGGTTTGGAACAGGGTGTCCCAGACGTTGGGGTTGGTGACTTGGCGACAGTATTGGAGCGTGGCGAATTCTTGGTTCGTGAGGATGACACGCTGGTCGCCTTGGGCGCCGTGGGTCAGGGTGAAGGTGGCGCCAGTGCCCGAGCCGGTGGTTGAGGACTGGGCGATGGTGCCGGTCTGAGGGGCGAAGTAGCTGCCGCCCTGAGGTGTGGCTGAACCAGCGATGACGTTGACCACTGAGACGGTAGCGACAGCTGAACCAGCGAGGGTCGCAACTCGGAGTTGAACAGGCGCACCAATGGGTGGAGAAGTAATGGGTCCGATCGGGAGGGTAATGATATCGCCCACTGCATAGCCAGTGCCTCCTGCGACTACAGCGGCCGCCGTGACGGGGTAGAACAAATCGGTTTGGACGCGGAACTTCGGCGGGGGCCCAAGCCATTGTTGGCCTACAGCACCGACGCCAATGCCCACGGGAGCGTTGCCCTGAGTAGTCTGGTTCGCCGCGAGGAGTTGCACTGCGCGGAGGCAGTCGACGGGGTATTGATATTCATAGGACCATGGCGGGGCCGGTTGGCCTGGGGTCCACAGTTGCGTCGCGGGGGAAGTGTTCTCCGGTGTGCCGGGGAGGCTGGAGATGTACGTGAGGTTCGCGGTCTTGAGGACGCAGTTCCACGGGGCCATTCGGGCCAAGTCATCACGGGTGTTCTCGTAGATGAGGTTGAACTGAATGGCCTCGTTGGTGTCGTCGTTGGCGAGTTCGGCATCAGTCACGGTCGTCCGCGTGCCGATGGTTTGCAGCATTCGGTTGCAGATGTCCGTGACTGAGGTCATTACCGATTCCTCGACGGGTTGTTACCGTGGTTGGTGCCGCCGATGCCGGGAGAGCCGGATTCGCGGTCATGGCACACGGGCTGGCGCTGAACGCCGTAGTTGTCGCCGCCGAGGCCCACGGAGTTGTGGTACTGGTCTGACGGCCCCTGCGGCGGGGAGTAGTTGAGATCGTGCTTGACGGGCTTGCCGCCATCGCGGGTGACGCCCATTAGAGCCTCCGTCCGTTGGATTCGGTGGGGGTAGGCGCGGGAGCACGGGTGGGGATTGCCCGCGGGACCCGGACCTTGGCGTCAGCGGCGGCCTTGGCTTCAGCCGCGGCTTCCGCATCGGCTTCCTCCTTGGCGCGACGTTCCGCGGCGGCCTTAGCAGCAGCTGCGGCTTCGACCTTCGCGAACTCCGCGGCCCGACGCTTGGCGATGGCCTTGGCTTTCTCGTTCATCTCATTGAGCGCTGCTTGGGCAAGCCCCGCGATTGAGGTCGCCTTCACGCCGACAGTGGCGCATTTCTCGATGGCCGACATCAGCTGCACGGCGCGTTCGAAATCGAAACCTTCGATCTCGGACATGCCAATGGTGGCCTCCTCGGCGTCATCGATCAGGTTGGCGTTCTCGTCGTTTTCAATATCTGACATCAGTGCTTTCCTTGTGAACCCTTGGGGTGGTAGTCAGTGCCAGCGAGAGGCGCCTCGATGCCACGGCCTTCGTACAGCGGCTCACTTTTGCCGACGTACTGGAGGCCAATGTCACCCGCGGCGCAGGGGCTCACTGCGTGGCTAATCGGCTCCCGTTTCTGGTCGCCCGCTTTGCTCGTGCTCGGTCCTTGTTTCATCTGCGATTTTCTCCTTCAGCAAGGCCCAGTTACGATCGTATTCTGCGCTCAGAACTGCTGAGGGGACTGAGTGCGCACCACTGCTTTGGGCCGCGAGCAGCGTGTGGAGATTGGCGAGGTATTGAACAAGGGTGGGTTTGTCCATTGCGGATCACCTTACGATTAGATTTGCAGCCAATGCTGGCGCGGCGATGGCGGCCCAACTGGTTATGCCACCCGCGTTGAAGTGGATATCGTCACGACGTCCGCCAGCGCCAATGGTATCAGAGTCACCGAGAGAGAATACCGTTGTGCCGTTTACCGCTGCAACTTGTGGATTGGTTACATTAGTCGCTGTGGTACCAAGATAGTAGCTGGTCTTGGAGATGAAAATAGGCACACCGGAAAACGCGGCTTGGGCTTGTATGGTGGAGATTATCGCGGTAAGCGACGCGGTGTAGGATGCTTGAGAGGTTCCTGCTGCGGTATCGGATTCGCCTTGCGTCCAGCACACTGCCGAAACGGGAATTCCATTCGCGGCAAGCCGACGGGCGGTAACGATTATTCGTTGAGTTTGTGATCCGGTGGCCCAATCCGCGGCAGTGGTAGAAGATATCGAGGCGGGGATTAAGACTACCCGATCACAAGTGCCGCTGGCGATTAGGCTATCGGCAATGGCGTTGAGGGAGTTGCCACCGCCTAAAGCGGAGCCGCCGGTAACTAGGTTTGGTGGCCCACCGCCACCAAGAAGGGGAGCGCTGGTGAGGTAAAGGCCGCCGCTGTAGATATTGAAGTTGTAGATAGTGGTCGGGTTGGAGATGACATAACCCGGGCTGGCGTAATTGGCTCCGGAGTTGGATTGACCGAACCAGACGATGTTACATCGCTTGCTGCCGCCGATGGTGGCGTAGTTGGCCAGGGTACGCCCGGCGGGATTTTTGAATCCGGGCGCAATGGTGGGATCAGCAGGTTCGATGATGATAAATGGATCAATGGCAGAGCCAACTGATGCCAGTTGCGCGTACACTGGTGAGGTCAGGAGTAATAGTGAAAGGAGCAGCTTTTTCATTGGACGAGTGTTCCATAAATGCCGGTCTGGTAGTCGGAGCCAGAAACGCCGAACCATGTTTGGGTGTCGGTCCCGGCGCCCTTTTCTAACCAAGCGAGGTAGTGGTAGCCGAGTTGGGTGTAGCCGAAGTATTGCGCGGTTGGCCCGCCAGCGCTGGATAAAGTAGCATCGCCGATGCGAGTGAAGTTTGATGTAGTTCGCCCATTGATTGTGGTGGAATCTACACCGATACCAGCGTAGACAATTCGTGGAGTGGCGGTGCTGTTGAGAACGACTGTGATGACGTTGGCAGTAACAGGTGAGCCGACAAGGCCGGCGATATAAGCTAGTTGATTAGCTGCCGATGCATTCGCTTGTTGGTAATCTGCAGTGGAATATGCCCACGATGCTGTGGCCTCAACCACAAGCATGGTTCTAAGGACTTGGTTAAATGTGTTGTAGATAAATCGCTTGGCGTTGGAATCTTCCATCTGCCCAGCACCAGTGGTCCGCGAGGTGCCGATGTAGGTGCAGCGTTGAACCGCACACGTGAAGGTCGTAGCGTTGCCATAGCGACAGGTGATAGAGTTGGCATTGAGGTATATACCAGATACCTGCGTGATTTCGGTGGTGCCTGCGCCTGATCCACGGAGCACGGCGGATGACCATGCTGGCCCAGAACAGAAGCGTAGTGTGGCGCCGTCGTAGCCAATGAACCAATCATAATTGGTGTTAGTGGTCCAGTTGGCACCGAGGACTACAGAGAGTTCTCCACCCGTCGGCGCGGAGATAAACACCGTGCCGTTGTAGACGACGACGTTGGTGCCGTAGTATGGGGTGTAGTAGATGGTGGTAGCACCAACCACATCGGTAGTGGTGATTGGGGTTCCTGAGGTAAGGGTAATGCGCCCTTGTGGCAGTGTGACTGCTGCTGAGGAAGTCGGTGGAGCCCAAGTGCCGTCAGCACGGAGGTAATTAACAGTGCCACCACCAGAAGCAGGGGCAGCGCCTGAGAGAAGGCCGGTGAAGACATTGATTCTAGCGGTAACTTCTGTGTCGGTTAAACCGCCAAGCGCGCCCGCATTGTTGTACTGGATTTGACCGTTAAGGCCGCCAGCTGCACCGAGGAACGCGCTGGGGTTTGTCGGGCGCGGGAGGTTGGACGAGCCGGTGATGTTGCCACAGACGGTGTTATTGGCGAAGATGCCATTGCACTGGGCTGAAGCCAGGGATGGAAAGAGCAAGAATGCAAAGAGCAGAAGACGTTTCATTGGATTAGATTCCATCCACCGGTATCGAGGAGGGGTTCAAGGATCAAGGAGCCGCGTGAAGAGGCGAGGTCCACAGAGGCAAGGCCTGAGATGGTTTCGGCGCCGGCGGGGACTACGCTGTAGGTGTTGGAGTCCGCGAAGCCTCCGATGTCCACGATTGTCACGGGGGCAAGGACGAATTGGCCCGGGATGGCCTGAGGGCCAGCCAAGCTTGCGCGCGAGGATGGAAGATTGAGTGTCACGTTGCCGTTGACGTTGATCTTGATCAACGTGGTGCCGCGGGCAATGTCGTAGGTGCCCGCGGCGACGATGTCGAGAACGGCGGCTTGCATGACTTGCTGCCAGCCGACAGAGGGTCCCATCCAGACCCGATCGATCTGGCGGAAGGTCCCGCCTTGGTCTAGGTCAGTTTGGGAGGACATGGCGTTAAGCTCGACGCACAGGAGTTGCACTCTCAGGCTTGGCGGCGTTCTGCGCCATGATCATTGCCTCAAGCTTCGCAAGACGCTCCTTGAGTTCGTCGTAGTCCTCACGCGGAACGGTGGCGTTGTTCTGCGGCAGGCTGGCGCCAACCTGCTTTGCGAAGTCGGCCATCATGGTCTTCATGAAGTTCATCTCGTCTTGGTTCATGCCGCCGTTGGGCGGAAGGGTTTCGACCGGGTGGATCCAGCGCGCGCGATGCTTGTCGCTTTCGGCTTCGGCGGCTTGGTTGAGCGGCTCCATATCACGGGTGGGTGCGCCGGTGAAGATGTAGTCCTGCGGCATAGGGCGACCACCTTCGACCTCCTGCGTGACGATGATCTCGCCGGGATAGTTGAAGTCACCCGGGTCCTCGGGGTTGAGCATCAGCGGCACGGGGAAGAGCTTGCGCACGGCGCGGCCGTTGATGGCGTTGGTTTCCTTGTGCTCCCATTCGATCTTGGTGCCGTCTTGGTACTGTGCGACGTTGAGATAGTGCGGGGCGGTTAAGCGCCAACGTGGACATTCAGACATTGTAGTCTCCTTTAACGAACCCGTCGGGCCCTTATGATGCCGTAAGCCGACATCGTGCTAACTGTGAACGAAGCTTGCGCTACGAGGAAAATGGTTGTGGTGCCGGATAGACTCTTGCGAACTGGGCCAACAGACGCGGTGTTGAAACCAGCAACAGGAACATTGCCAGCCGGGAAGCGGTAGATGTTATAGGCGTTGCCGGTGGTTGTGTCCTGTGTGGCGGAGGTGTTTGAGATGCTGTGGATTGATAGAGTAAAGTTGGTGGTCGCGGCAGGGACGTAGGTAACGTTGGCGGTTACATCCCAATCTCCAGCGGTGAGACTGATGCCAGCACCAATGTTGGCCGGGGTGCCTGTAGTGAGGGAAACAGCTGAGCCAGAAGCAACATTGAGTTCAACGTATTCACCGACCTCACCCGCAGCCGCATTATCGTTCGTAGCCGTGCCATTCATATGGCCATTGGTACGGGCAGCAGGTAGGGTACCTGAAGTGAGGTTGGCGGCACTGCCAGCAGTGAATGCATTCGCGGTGCAGGCGGTGCAAGTGCCGGTGAGGTTGGTGATGCCACCAGAAGATGGAGTGCCTAAGGCGCCATTAAATGTGGTGAATGCACCCGCTGAGCCGACATTGACGGCGAGGGCAGTAGCTACATTGGCGCCAAGTCCGGTGATACCGCCAACAGCAACGGCACTAGCGGTGCCTGCGGTTAAACCCGCAGCGATTCCGGTGATGTTGGTGCCGACAAGAGAAGATGGAGTGCCTCCAGCACCGTTGAATAGAACTGGGGCCCCAGCGGAACCAATGTTGATAGCAAGAGCAGTTGCGATGCCTGTGCCAAGGCCGGTGATGCTGGCGATGGCTGGGGTGCAAGTCGTGGCGGATGCGGCGGTGATTAAACCCTTGGCATTGGTGGTGAAGGCAGTACAGGCAGTAGCGGAGCCGAAGCTTCCGACACCGGCGTTGACCGTGGCGAGGGTCAAGGCGCCAGAGGCGGTGTTGATCGTGGCGTCGCCAGAGGTGGTGAAGCCTCCGAAGGCCCCGGCGTCATTGAATTGGATTTGGCCCGAGGAGCCGCCGGGTGTGCCACCACTACTGGTGGATACGGCTACGCCATTGACGAATAGGCCCTGAGCGTTGAGGGTGCCAGCGCCTTGGCGGCTGCCGGTGGGGGTGCCAACGAGGGCACCGGTGGGGCCGACGGCCCAGAGTTGCAGGGCAGAGCTGGGGCTGGCGCCTTGGAACCAGCGGAAGGAATCGACGACGGATCCGGCGGTGTTGTATTGGGAGATGTCTTGGTTGTTGTTGACGTTGTAGGCTGCGCCCCAAAGGGCTGAGGAGCCGGGGCGCAGTTGGACGTCGTTGACCTGTGGCGCTTGCGCGAACGCGAAGGATGGGGCTAATGCGAGCGCAAGGAGAAGGCGCTTAGAATATCGCATAAGCGAGTGCCCCCGGTGCTACTGCCGTGGCGATAGTGATGCAGAGATCGAAGCCGGCAGGCAGGACGAATAGAGCGCCATTGCCGGTGCCCCAGTTTACTTCTTGGCCTGCCGCGAAGGTCATGGCGCCAGTGACTGAGGCGGTGCTGGTGCCGCAGTTGGTGCCGGTGCCGGTGGTGAAGGTGACGACTCCGGTTGCCACGGGAGTGAGGAGCAAGGCAGTGACGTAGATGCGTTTGCCTGCAACGCCAGTGACGATGCGGGTGGACGCTGCGACGGTGCCTGCGATGGCGATCTGGTTCGTGGTCGCAGGGACGAATACGGATTGCTGGGCCAGCGCCGCACTGGCTAGCCCGAGGTAGATTAGCAGTGCGGCGATGGTGCGTTGCATGAGGTTACTCCTCAGTCCACTGGATGTCGATTTGTAGGGAGTTGCCGGTCAGCGTCGCTGCCGTGGCGTTGAAGTTCAAGCACAGCTGCTGGGCTGCACCACGCAGGGTTGGGATTTGACCGTTGACGTCAGCGTAGAGACTGAAGTCAAACAGCAGCGGCGGAACAGCACCGGTTGCTGCGGTCAGGGGCAGGGTCTGCGTGCGTAGGTAGGTGGGCGAGGTGTCGTTGATCGTTGGATTGGCGGTGTAGGAGACCAACGTCGCCGTGTGCGTGCCGAACGTCGAATCCATCTTGCCGACGGTATTCGCTGGGTTCGCCGTGGTGCTGGCAGGGGTACCGCCAGTGTCCGCGGTGTTTCGACGCAGGACTACCGCGGGGATATTGACCGCGGTAGTGATAGTACCCGAGACACGAATGCCATTGACGCGAATGGTCTTCGAGGCTGAGCCTGTGATGCAAAAGGCATCGGTTGGGGTGGCGGGTAGAACAAGGCCGATTGCCACTGCGGCGTAGGTCTGCTTCGGCACGTAGCCAGTGTAGACACCAACCTGCGGAACGGTGTTGACCTGTGCTAATGCGGCACTGCCGAGGGCCAGTAGGCCCAAGGCTCCAAGGAGGAAACGCTTCATGATGTGCTCCCTCAGTTCGCGACGGTGAGACCGGCGGGATAGCCGGAGTACTGACCATTGAGACCCACGATCTGGTCGTCACGATCGAGGACGATACCAGCAGTCACGGTGCCTGCAGAGAAATCGCCCACGGTGGTGTAGACCAGTTTGAGGAAGCGGGGGAGGACCTGCCCGGGGACCGGACGCGGGACGGTGATGTTGCCGATGGCCTGACCGGCGTCGAGGTTGGCGGTGACGACGGCAGGGATGTTTGCCATCGGGGTGAAGGAACCGGGAGCGCCGGTACCGTCATCAGGAGCGCCTTGGACGGAGACGGCGAGGCTGGTGCCGCCCACGAATGCCGTGGCTGCGATGACCATGATCTCGAGCGCAGGGTCATCACCCGCGCCGATATCACGGGCGCCGCCACCATTCGCGGACGAGGGAATGCCCGAGGTGACGCCGAGGTCGATAGTGTTGGTGCTATCGATAGCACCGGCCGCAGGGGTGAAGAGGTCCTGCGCCGTGGAGAACATGAGAAGTGAATCGAGGATCATGGCGTAGGGCTCCTATCAGGTTACTTGGGCTTCGTTGTTGAGGATCGCGTCGACCGTGCGCACCGGGATGCCCCGGAACGTGGTGACGACCTTACCGTTGAACTCTTCGAGACGAAGCAGGACGTTGGTCTTGTTCATTGCTTGGAGATCGAGGTAAGTGCGGATGATGCGGTTGCAGTAGATGACCACGCGGCCCATGTTGGCGCGGACCATCGGAGTGTCCGAGGTCTGGATGCCAGTGGCGCCAGCAGGGGCAGTGGGCAGGCGGTAGAGTCCGCGGACGATCAGGTTGATCAGGTTCGCGGCGCTGACGCCGGTGAGCTGGGTCACGTCGATGTTCGCGATGCGTGCGACGTAGCGCCAGTCACGGAGGACGAGGCCGATCTCCCACTTGAAGTGGTCGCGGTAGGCTTGGTAGGTGTTGCCCGAGGCGTCGGCTACGGGCCATTCGCCCATGTCGCGATGCTGGAGGCCGGTCATCTTGCCCTTGGGGAAGATGCCATGGATGGTATCCGAGCCCCAAGTGACGAGCCACATGGAGGTGTTCGTGCTTGCGGTGCCACCAGCGTCGAGGACGTTCGCGGCCGTGGCTGAGTTCGCGGCGGTGATGGTGGAGTACCGCGGGGCAAGGCCAGTGAAGCGCTCAGGGTTGAGATGCTGGTTGCCGTAGATGAGGGTTGCAGCGACCTGCTGGGACATGCCCTGGAGGAAGGCACGGACTTCGGAGAGACGGAACTCCGCGGTATTGCCGTTGAGGTCCGCGATGTCCTTGTCGATCACGGCGTAGGTTTCGAGATTGCCGCAAGTGTCGACGATCTGCGCGGTGGTGGACTTCGCGTTGGGGACGCCTGCGTTGAGCAAGCGCCAAGTGGCCTGCGGGAGGCCGGTACGGACCGTGGTCTTGTGGCCCGTGGGGAGGTTGCCTTCCATGACGATGATGTCGTCAAGGATTTCGTTGGTCTGAGAGAGCAACTCGATGATGGTGGCGACGCGGAAGCCGTCGTCCATTCGCTTTGCCCAGTCAGCATAAGTCAGCGCGAGTGCGCCTTGAACAGCCATTATATTCTCCTACAGTGAGGTTGAACTAGGGGTGGGGGTAGTATCCAACGGACTGATCTGGCCATGGCGTTCAACCTCTCTGAGGCTCAGTGCGGTAGATTGGGGTACAACGCGGCGGCAGGGGAGGGGCGATTGGTGGTGCCCGGGGCCTGCTGACCGTGAGGTGAAGGTCCGCCTCCGGTGACGTGCTTGCCCTCGGTGGCGAATTGGGCGAGCTTCCAGAAGGTCTTGATGAAGGCTGGATGGTCACCAGCGCCGGTGAGGTCCATCGCGGCTTTGAACTCCGCAGCGAGGGCCGGGTCGCCAATGGCGTTAAGGGCACGGCCCATGTCGAGCTTGACTGCGTCGAGGCCGGTTTTGTCGCCGTTGACGGCCTTAGCCATGTCAGGGTCGGATTTGGCTTTGGCGACCCAATCGTTGCGCATGGTTTCGTAGGCGGATTGTGGTGCCTTGGCGGCGTCGATCATCTGCTTGGCGTGGACTTCAACGAGCTTCTGCGCGGCCTCTTGAGAGAGCCCGAGTTCTTTGAAGATCGGAGTGACAGCAGCGATGGCGTCCTTGTCGAGGGTATAGCCCTCGGGCGCGGTGAAGTCGGAGTAGGCATCGGGAGCCGCAGGAGGCTTAGCTTCTGGGGGCTTCGACGTAGATGTCGTGTCCGGGGCTGCCGTAACTGGGGGCTTCACTTCCGGGGTCGTCGGCTTCGCTATCTGCGAGGGCTCCAGAATCTCCCCCGTCGGCGATCGGGCTGCCGCGTCGTTCGGCAGGGGGGTCGGTGAGGGGGTTGGAGTCAGGGTCGGGTCTGATGTGTCGCTCATTTTGCTCTCTCATTGCTTGAATGAATTGGTCGGGGCAGTAGGCCATGATGTCAGCCAAGAGGGATAGGCCTACGGAACGTCGGCCCTCTTGGAAAGCGGAGGCGTATGGGTCGGCGGTATGGGTGGTGGAGAAAATGTTGCACTCGCTGAGGCGGTCCCAGAGCCAAGCGCGGCCGGGGGAGGAGACCATGATTTGGGTGATGATCTCGCGGCGCTCGCGATCGCGGATGCGTGCGGCCTTTTCCGCGGCGCGGATGCTCTTGCGATTGCTGGCATTGGGGGCTTCCATTAGTGCACCGTGTAGATGGGGCATTCGTCCGTTGGCAGGGAATGCCAACGGCCATCTTTGGTGTGTACGACACAGGCAGTAGCAAGGCCTGGGTCCTCGGTGTCGTCGCCGAACATGTTGAACATGTTGGTGACTTCGAGGATGTTGCCAAAACAATCAACAGTGACGCGGCGGATGCGTGAAGACTCGAAGTGGACAGTCTTGGTCATGGAGCGATGCCTCCAGCGAGGGCGGACGCGACGTTGCCGCCGCCGAGTTCGATACTGCCAAGATTCTTGCCAGCTTCGGCCATGGCTTTCACCTGCTCGGCCTGCTGTGCGGCGGCGACTTGTTCAGCGCGTTGCTGGCGGATTTGAGCCACAGCCTCGGGACTCCGGATTATCTTGGGATCGTTATTGAGAAGTTCGGAGTATTTGTCAAGGGCATAATCGGAGTCGATGTTGTCCATGATGTCCTCCTTGGCGGGGAGGAGACCACCGGCGAGTTGGAGCACGCGCTCGATGCCAGCGGAGGCCGCGGCCTGTTGGGCCTGCTGGAGCATCGAGACGTACTCGACGTTTATGGCTTGGCCTTGAATTTCCGGCGGAGCAGGAGGGAGTATGCCAGCACGACTAGCGATGCCAAATACACGATCCAAGACCGGCCCCAATACCTCATGATCAATTCGCTCAAGAGCGGGACCAAGAGCAACGAGAGACTCAGACTTACGCATGTCCCACTCAATCGCGGTGACGTTGCTGCGCGTTTCATATTGGCTCGCTGTCATCAGGACGTCGTTGAAGAAGGTCTTGGAGAGACGCTGCCGGACTTCGTTGAGGTCCTCGGTGATTTCTTGTATGGGGAATTTGGTGTCGTAGATCGAGGCGATGCCGGGTTTGCCGGAAGTGGTGTAGCCTTGGACGTAGGTCATGCCGCCGGGGAGCAAGCTTGTTGGCTGGTTCTTGAGTTGCACGTCCGCGACCAGCGGCGGGTTGACCATCTTGTCGATGGCTTGGGCCTTGCGCTTGGATTCGAGCTGGAGCTGCTTCTGATCGGGCAGGGCATCCATGCCCGGGGATCGGCCGTAGGGGTCGTTGGAGACGAGGTCCCAGCGGCCGGTGATGTTGGGGCGCTCGTGGTAGCCCTTGCGACGGAGGAAGTGTTGGGGCGCGAGGGAGTTAGTGGATTGCGGGGACGCGGAGCCGCCCCATTCCCAGAAGAGTTCGCGGAAGGCAAGTTTGGGGCTGAAGCCGAACTTCTCGGCGTTGCCGTCGTCGTTGGGTTCGATGGAATGGGCGACGATGATCTCGCGGGCGCGGCCACTGCCATCGGGGAGGTTGTAGGCGTTGCGGACTGGCTCGGAGCAGGAAGCGAGGCCGAACTCGTCGACGACGGCGCCGATGGTCATGGTGAATTCGCGGTAGAAGATCGTGGGGCGGTACTTGCCGTCGATGTCGATGTAGTATTCCCCGGCACAGGGGTTGATGCAGTTGATGACGTTCTCGAAGTCCTCGAAGATGAGCTGCGTTGCGGTGCCGAAGATGACGAGGTCGTAATAGAACTGGGCGATGGAGTTGTAGAAGTTCGACTCGGCGAAGATAAGGTAGAGGATGCGTTCGCACTCAGCGAGCCACAAGCTTACAGGCGATGTAAGCGTCGAATCGATCTTCCCCACTCGTAGTTTGAACCATGGCCGGGTTGGAGAAGACTTGCCCGAAACAAGGCCGCTCGCTAAGTTGCGAGCACAGATCACACCGGTAGAATCGAGGATGTGTTGGTTGATCGGCGAGCCGCGGGACTGCATGTTCGGGGTTATGATCCATCGATATCTCCTTGGGAGGAAGAAGTCCGCGAGTTCACGCCAATGGACCCACCACGAGTAGCGATAGTTGCGCAGGCTGAGCAGGCGGCCCTGGGAGTACTTCAGCGCCGCAGCATCGGCGTCGGAATTCGACGACCGATCAATCGTTGGGAACGCGGGCTCAAGGCTCATGATGTGAGTGCTTTCTTACGAAGGATGACTGAGCCATCAGGGCGATCTTCGCGATCAATGCCTTCTTTTTGTAACATCTTCTCGTGTTGGTTCATCCACTCTTGTGGATTATCACGCTCTTTGGGAATGCGAATGGCGCCACGTTCACGAAGGGCTTCATCCCATTTGTCGTACTCAGGGCCTTCGTTTATAGTATGGGGTTCCACAAGCCGGTTTTGTGCATCCATCTGCGCCGCAGCCATAAGGAGCCAGGGCTCATCGGCGGCACGAAGCTTGCGCGGTGGAGGCGTGGATGGCTTGGGGCTGAAGGGGACTATGGGCATGGACGATGTTCCCAGGGTCTACGACCCACAATCATTGACCGAGAAGTGTCTTCTGCCCCGAGGCCGGCGGCGGGGTAGGGATGCCGCCCATGAAGGTGGGCTGCTGAGTGTTCTGCTTGGGCGCTGGGGATTTCGCGGGTGGGGCCTGCGGCGGTGGGGCCTGTGGGGCAGGAGCGGATTGCTGGCTGCTACCCCCACCACTGAAGAGGGCCGGGATGATGCCGCCCACGGCAGCGGAAATGGGGTCGAGATTGCAAAGGCCATAGGGCTCGGTGATGTCACGCATTCATTCGCTCCTCGGAGTAGGGGTCATATTCACATTCGGCGGCGTTTGCTTTGGGGTGTGGATGGTCACCGCCCGCAAAAGCATTTCGGTGTAGAGGGCCTCCAAAAGTGAGGCATAAAGCATCAAGTGTATCGAGATCAAGGTCGGGGTTTTCATCAAGGAGGTCCTCCTTGGAGATGAGTTGGATTTCGTCCTTCTTCGTGAAGGTGTACTTGATGGCGAGCATCGCGGTGCGGAGTTCAGGGATCGCGGGTAGCATCCCGGTCGAGAGCCACGCGCGGAGGGCGCCATACATCGCGGCGCGTTTGTTGGCGTACTTCTCACCAGTGGTGTTGGTGTAGATGCCGGTAATGTCGTCCTTGCCGCCGAATTGGACTTCCCAAACGAACAGGCGCTTCTCGCGGCACTGGTCCACGACGCCACCGCCGACACCGCCGCCGTCGATGAAGATGCCGTCGGGGCGCCATTGGGTGAAGGTGTCGAAGACTCGATTGGCTAGTTCGGTGGTCGAGATGCCGGAGTAGAGTTTGCGCTCAAGAGTTCTCGCGTCACGTCCTTTCCGAGGGAAGATGACTGAGTTATTGCGGCCAAAACGAGCGACGTCCACTCCGATCGCGAGGGGTGTAAAGGCATCGACAAAGACCTCTCGGTCAGGAGCCATTGCTGCATCGATATCACTCGCAGAGAAGAATTCCATCTCACCATGCCGCGGGAACATTCCCTTGACGCGGATTCGGAACCAGTCGGAGTCTTCGCCATAGATTTTCTCCCAGCGCTCGAAGCGGGACTTGTTGGTGATGGCCACGGTGCGGCTGTCGATCTGACGCGACTTCCACATCGAGGCGTGGTGGCCTTCGAGGAAACAATCGCGGAAGCGGCCGGAGTTGCGGGTGGGGTTGCCGAAGACGAGCCAGATGATTTGGGTGTCGGAGTCGGTAGTGGCGCCCTCGATGGTTTCCCAAATGATGTCGGCGATCGCGGACGCTTCATCGAAGATGATCAGGAGGCGCTTGCCCCGGTTGTGCATACCCGCGAAGGCTTCGGGGTTGGTTTCGGACCACGCGATCATGTCGATGCGCCACGTGCGTTCGCGGGAGGGGTCCTTGGAGACCAAGCTGGTGGCGTTCAGGGTGAAGTGGTCGCGGGTGAACCAGCAGAGGTTGAACCAGCGGCCGAGTTCGGCCCAGGTTTTGGTTTTGAGCTGGGTTTCGGTATTGGCGGTGATGACGCCGCGGCAATCGGGGAAGGTGGTGAACGCCCATAGGGTGACCATCGAGACGAGGGCTGATTTGCCAACGCCATGGCCGGTGGCTGTGGCCATTTGAATTGGCTGAGGCTCTTCGATAGCTTGAGCGTAGCCGATGGCTTGCTCGGGTGTCATGGTTCCTTCTTGAAGCGCAATGCGGATTCCTTCCATTACATCCCGTTGCCAGTCAAGGGGTCCATCGAACTTGGCGAGGACGGTGCCTTCCTGCCCCCACGGGAACGCCCCGAGCGCGAAGGCGTAGGGATCGTCCGCGACGCTGGCAAGCCATTCGAGGAGTTCGTCGGACATACCATCGGAGTTGTTCCCAGGGCCGTTGGCCCACAGTCCCGTCCTACCCCCGTCCTCGTCCTCGGGTGGTCGGGGAGACGCAGACGCGAACGGCTGATCCGAGTGTGCCCGACTAACACTCTCGATGCGCTCAAGCATCTACGTCTCCCCTTTCATAACCGGCGGAAGGATGGCGCCACCGAGCGATCAGAGGCCGGAGGTCTGTCGCTGACGCTCGGTGGCGATTGAGGCCGCAGGGGGGAAGCCTCAATCTGGCGAGAGCTTCGTGCGGCCTCGGTACGCTTCCGCGCGGCCTCAAGGTTCGCAGCGAAGTCGACGTTGACGTTCAGGTTCTTGTTGACCTTGCCGTAACCGGTGCGATCGAAGCCGAGTTCCGCGATGCCGAGGAGATCGCGCGTGGGGAGGAACTCGTCGTTCTCAGCCGCGGCGTCCAGCTTGTCGCTGAGCATCGCCGCGGCCTTGAGGGAGTTCGAGCGAAGGAAGTCGATGACTGGGTCGGCTTCCTTCAGCCACTCCGCGGTGAGCATGGAGCGGTAGTGGGCGATGAGTTCCTTCACGGCCGGGTCGGCTTTGAGCATGCTCACGCGGTTGATCGAGAGGCCGCAGGTAAGGGCGACGTCGCTGTTGGACATGCCAGAGGCAAGGGCCCGAGCTACGCGGTGGTGGTTGTCGCGGAGGGATTGTAGAGCGTTGGGCGGCCGGGGCTGCGCCAGCACAGCGAGGTCCCCGCGCTTGAGTTCGCGCAGGTTGGTGATCTCGATGGGTGAGGCGATGGCCTTGCGGCCGCGCTGTAGGGTAGCCACGGGATTACATCCTTCGTACAAAGCCTCGTGAGGGCGGGGCGGTCTTGGCGTTGATGGCGACACAGATGCCGGTTGCGGTGGTGAGATTGAACTCCGCGGTCACGGGGCCCGGAGCCTTGAGCTTGATGTTGAACTTCGGCTTGTAGAGATCGATCAAGGTGCGTTCGACGATGTCGAGGTCTTCGACTCGGCAGGGTAGGACGTGGACCTCATCGAAGAGGATGCCACGGATAGGAAGCCAACCGGGCGCCTTCTTTCGACCCCAAAGGGATCGGTGGGCCTCGACGCGGGATAGTGGCTTCACGCTCTGGCCGATGTACACCACAGCGCCGTCTTTGATCAGCGCGTAGACCCCGGGCTTGAGCATCACCGAGACATTCACAAAACCTTCGAGCATTGCCTTCACTCCAAGCGTGGCAGAGTCGGTCCACCATCTTCACCATACACTATGGCACAACCGTCGCGGATGTCAAGCCCCTGATATGGGCCTTTCGTACATACATTTCAAATTTTATACGCTGTGCGACAGGATAGTCTGGCCGGACGCGCGAGACAAAATTTTGGGCCACCCCCGACCCGAAAGCGGAGAGTGGCCCAAATGTCACAGTTGCATGGATGCCACAGTGTGGCAGGAGTGCATCAGTCCTTGACGGTCAGCAGCGCAGTGTTGGCCGTGATGAATGCGAGGATGGCCGCGACTTGGTCGGGAGCAAGCAGGCGTTCCCACTGGGTGCGGTAGAGTGTGACGGGGAAGCGACCAAGGCCGTAGAGCGAGAGTGCGCCCTTCTCGGAAACTTTCATGCTGATCTTGCGAGCGGGCGCAGCCTGCGCAGCTTGCAGCATGGCAATCAGTTGTTCCTTGGTCATGGTGTTGAGATCGGTCATGTGATGTTCCCTTAGCGGTTTGCAACGTCGCATCATCGCGACAACGCCAACATGCGCCCTTGCCACGGCGATTGCAAGCGGCGTGTTTGCATGGCCGATATGCGCCCAGCGCATGACGAGTGGCACAACGCTTGCAACGCGCGGGCGATGCTGCAACACAGCGAGTGCAGTGCATCAAGCGTGGTGCGATGCACAAGCGGAGCGTCCGCTTGTCTAATTGGCCTCGTGGCACTCTAGGTCACTCTCGTGGTACTCTAGTTCCCTAGTTTCGCATAGGGCACCGGGGCACACGGCGAGGGGCTGTCTGTTCTCAAGGCTCTCTCTATCAGACCAAGACAAGCCCCTACCCCCACGGACGCACTGCGGGATGCAGAACTAGGCAATGAGGGCTGCACTAGGGCGACCTAGAGTGCCATGAGGTGGTGGCAGGGGATGAGGGAATCTATGGCCTGAAATTGTTGTTGACTTCAGCGGATGGATATGGTATAGTGATACAATGGCGCAATCACCCCTGAGAGTGTGAGACATCAATGCCCCGCAAGCCTAAGCCTCCGAACCATGCGCTGCTTATTGAAGGATTGAGCATAATCCAGAATGCTCGCGAGGATGTGCGTGAGCTTAGGGCCAAGCTTACGTTTGTGGATGATCTTGGTGGAGAGAACACAGTGCATGAGATCAAGCCTGAGATAGCTCAGCGGATTGTGCAGCGTGCAAATATGATTGAGGATTACGCTGAGCGAATGAAGGCGCATAGGATTGCATATGCTCAAGGGCTTGAAGCTGATGCTGAGCGCAAGCGCAAGGTTGCTGAGGCGATTGTGGATAAGCAATTCAAGCCTCAGCCACCAACCAAGCCATTCAGGCGCAGGTTCTAGACATATGCAGCCATCGCGAACCAATTACCTCGCGGCGCTAAGATGAGCGCATCACGAAATCGTGATTTGACGGCGGCGGCGCGATGTGCTATTCTATGCACACTGAAAACGGCAACCTGAGTGGGAGCAATCGATGCAATCAATGCTTAAGGGCTTAGTCATCACCTGCAACTATCCCGACGATACGGCTGAGGCCGCAGTGTCATCGGAAATGACCGTGGATCAACTCTGCGAGACCATTCGCAAGCTCATTGCCACTGAGCCTGAGATGTCCAGCTTTGTTATCGTGGCAAGTGTGCATCCAAGCTGAGAGTACAACCCAATTGAGCTTACGCCGGGCGGACCAATGGTCCTACCCGGCTTGAGCCAGTAGAAGATGCTTGTGGTGGCCCACCGTATAGGGCCGGGGATGCAGCGTTAGCATCTGGGCTGTTTGAAACGACCTAGCTGAGTGTGGCCATGTGATGCCACACAAAGGGATTGCATCGGAAGCGGAGCCTAATCGCACTCATGCGATAGGAGCCGACTGATGCCTAAGTTCAATATCCGCCTCAGCCAAAAGCTGAACGATGGTGACACTGCATTGCGTGAGGATCACGACAATGTGGATGAATACTACGTGCAGGATATTATTGCTGAGTATGCAAGACGTGCAATGTCTCATAGTTATGTTGTGAGCTACACTGCATTCGTTGAGCGTGCTGAGTGAGCCTAGGCTCCGCTCCCCGTGCAATCCCGCACGATTAAGCCAAACAAGATCGCTATGAACTAGTGGCTCTGTTTGCTGAGAGTGTGAGACATAACTCAGCCCCGCTGAGTGCGGCTCACCAAAGTCAGCGCCCAACCATTATGATGTTCAAATATAACGATGGATGGCTTTCAATCCTTAAGAGGATGGAAACATATGTCCAACCTAGACACCGACACCACCGCTGACGCAACGTCTGACGCGGCTACCCCTTCCACAATCGTTACCATTGCGTTGAAGAACGCTGCCGGTAACGTCGATGTGGATACGGCAAAGCTCCCTGACGACGTATACCGCGAAGCCCTGATGCAGGGCCTCAAGGTCATCGCTGAGCGTGGTATGTCCAAGCTGACAAAGGAGGCATACCCCGACGAGACCGAACGCAAGCAGGCGATCCACGCAAAGGCCGAAGCCAACGTGCAGGACATGTACGAGGGCAAGGTCAAGATCACCGGCGCGGCCAAGGTCAAGAAGGCCTCGGGAGCCGTAATGACCGAAGCCATGCGACTGGCGCGGAACTTGGTCAAGGACGCCATGAAGGCGAACAAGATCAAGATCAGCACGGTCAAGGCCTCGGAGATCACCAAGGCGGCCAAGCTGTACATCGAGAGCGAACCCTCGATCGTTACTCAGGCCGAAGCGAACCTGAAGCAGCGTGAGCAGACCCCGATCAAGATCGACATTGCTTCGTTGATCAAGGCGGACCCGGCTCTCGTTGCCAAGGACGAAGCCAAGAAGGCTGAGGCCAAGGCGAATAAGCCGCTGAGTGCCAAGCAGGCGGGGAAGGTTGCCCCGCGTGCCAAGGGTGCGAAGCCCCAGCCGCAAGCGACCGCGTAAGGAGTAAACCATGTCCAAGCCAAGCAAGAGGCAAGTAACACGCCAATTGTTCTTGACGAAGTGTGCAATCAATCTAACTCTGAGCGGCAAGCTTAACAAGCTCTGCAATGAGGAAGAACGAGAGCTATCTCGTCAGGCTTACATGGCTCTGTGCACATTGTACAACAGTTTGCACAGACATCTCCTGAAGAATGCCTGAGTACGGCATGTAAGCGTTGAGAGTACAAGACATTAGGCGAGCAATGCGAATGCTGAGTGTACGCAAGACGGCTAGAGGGCCTGATCTGCACTCAAGCCACACAATCGCAGGATCGCCTAATGCCCTTGGGGAAGGCCGTACCTCCCCATGATCACCTTCCGGGGCCAGTAGCTCCAAACTGAGGCAGCAATGAGATAGGCCACGGCGTGCCGAAACAAACATTCTCAGGATGCCTCAGCATTGCTAAAGACAGGCATAGTTTCAGATGCTTGTGAATGCAACACCAAACCGGGGTATTCCCCGCAGGAGCCGACTATGAGTAACCCAAACTTCGTGAATGACCTCGTGATGATGGCCAAGGCCTACGAGGAACTGCCTAAGGTCCAAGAGGCGCTTGAGATCGAGCGCAAGATGAGCGACGAACGGCTTGGGCGTATTCAAGCCCTTGAACTCAAGCTCTTGGACCGTGCCGCCGAACTCGACGCCGCCCACGCTGCAACCCGTAAGGCGGAGGTAGAGCGTGACCACGCTGAGACCATGTTTCTCGAAACTGATAGCAAGCTCGACGCAATCAAGAGCTTCCTGTCCGGTCAGATCGGCGCTGCATCGGCTCTGTTCGCTGCTATGGAGCCCCCGCAGCCCGAGCCAGTCGTAGAGCACCACGATGACTTTGGCGCCAAGCTCGATGAGCCGATGCCTGAGGTGAAGGTCGGAGCATCTGAGGTTGACCTTCCCGATGTCGAAGAACACAAGTTCGACGATGGCGGGCCGTACAACGAACCCAAGGCCATCGACAATCCGCTCTATGCCGATCCGCAGAAGCAGGACGAGGCGCAGGGTCAGAGTGAAGGCCTCCCTACGGAGCAGACGAGTGCCCCTGTGGATACAGTCCAGAGCACTGTTTCCCATACGGATCAGGATGTCTCTACGGTCGCTGAGGCCTCGGAGGTGGCACCACCCGTGGACCCTATTGCACCCTTTACGGCTGGCGATGGAGCCTCGCTCGACACTGCGGTAGCTACCCTGAGTGCCGAACCTCAGGCCGATGCGTCTACGTCCGAACAGCCGACGGCTACATCGTCCGACGGGGTTAGCGTGCCTTCGGACCCTACGCCGGCTACGGAGAGTTCCTCCGAGAGCGCCTCGCCCGCCTCGGCATCGTTGCCGCAGCCTAACCCGGAACCGACGCCTCGCTATTCCCAAGAATGGTACGATTGGGCCGATGCCGTAGGCTATTGGGACAAGCCCCGCTCTGCGCAGTAACCACAACCATTGCCCCACAGCCTAATCCGCTGTGGGGCATTTTTGTAGGTTAGGAGGACAACCGACATGGATCACTCCCACCACATCCTCGCCTATCTCGTCTGGAAGTTCCTGCAACCACAACGGAGGACGTAATGCCCAGCCACGACAAGTTCGGCATCCCTTATCTCAAGCTCAGCGAAGCCAAGCAAGGCTTAGTCCGCCTCGATGGCGGTTTCACCTGCCACAGCAAGGGCGAAACCATGCTGTTCGCACGCAATGGCAAGTTCTACTTCATGTGCAAGGATGGAGACCACTTCATCGAAGGCCAAGCTGATGATGGCATCCACTGCATAGGGATTTACCCCACGTGAACCTCCTCGCCCTCATCCTCGCCATCCTCGCCGCAAGCATCGGCATCAGCGTGGCGTATTACTTGATCCACCACTCACGGAGGTAAGCATGCCTGAGAATGAAATCTTCCTAGGCGACGGCGCCTATGTCGAATGGACTGGCAATGAGTTCATTGTCTACACCAGCAACGGCATCGAGCGTAGCAACCAAGTCTTCCTTGAGCCAATGCACATGCGACGGCTCATTGAGTTTTACAACGAAGTCGAGTCCCGTTCCCATTCACGCTAACCCCTTAGCCCTAGCCCTCACCCGGCTAGGGCTTTTTCTTTGCCTCCAGCGCTCGCCAAGGCTGTTGACTTTACGGCCAGATTGTGTTACAATAAAGGTATAATCAAGGAGACTAACCCATGTACCTCATTTGCTATCTTGGGACAAAGGGCGATATCATTGTTGCCCAAATGGTGCTGAGTGTCGCTGAGATTAAACTCTTCCTCGAAGCGAATGCGGCCAAGACAGATTACTTTGTTCTCACGGCTGTCAGATACAACGAGGCTGTATGATGCCCCGCAAACCCACTTGCATCGTCGATTACATCGGCCGCAACACCACAGATCACACCATCACCCTAAGCATTCGCGGCCAGCGCTACGAATACTTCCTCACCCCGCAGCAATGCGACACCATGGAGTTCCTATGCCGCAAAGTAAGCGCCCGCAAAGCATTAAACTTCGCCAAGTCCCACGCAAGCCGCATCCTGCGTATGCCCGTGACTGCGGCTACTACCACGTCCTAGACTATTACCTCTATCACGCCAGCCGTGATCTTATTCTCAACGCCTGCCGTTGGTCGTCGCCACGAATTGGCCGCGATCTCGACGCCGAGGAAGACCGGGAAGGGATATACCGATGAAACCCCTAGCCTACGCCGCCACAGTCCTCTGCATGCTCACCCTCACCGGCTGCGGCGATGGTACGTCCTGCTGGGATGGCAGACCAATTTCCTGTGAGCAGGCCCGCAAGAACGAGATCAACCGCGAGATCGACAAGCGTGAGAATGAGAAACACGTCTGCATGGCGGACTGCAAGTCAGGCTGTGGCTGTCTCCGTCCTCGATTGCAGGCGGATGGATCGTGGAAGATCGAATTTTCAGACGATGATTGGAGGAAGGAATGAGCGATCCCGAAATCGAACGGTGGATTGAACAGAACTTCGCTGGCCACGGTCGCGCGCTGCGGACGTTGCAAGAACCGCCGATCGACGGCGAGCCGTTCATGTCGATGGAAGATGCCAAGCAACTGTTGCGCGAGGGGATCGCACGGTTTAGCCCCCCGGTGAGCACAGCAGATGGGGCGACAGACATGCGCAAATCAGAATCCGAGCAAAATGCCGATAGCAAAACATGGACAGCCGGCATCGACGTTCTCCGACAATATTCCTACCAAGATAGGCAATGGCATCTTTCTGCGATCGAATTTCACCATAAGGTTAAAGAAGATGCCGAGGCCCTGCGCGACAAGGTTTTTGCAGCCCTTACCGCCCTCGCCGCGCAGGCCGATGCACAGGGCGGGGAGGTGGTGGCGTGGCAAGAGACCGCTGCATCGTGGCTTGAACGAAAGGCCGAGCTTGCAACCAACTCGCTTCATTGCGGCGACAGCTCGATGACGATCCATTCCACGCATCGATACGCCGCGGGTCTGATGGCGCTAGCGAAGGAAATCCGCGAAACCGCCACCCCATCCCTATCCATAGAACCACAGTCAGCCCGTAAGGACCCAACCCAATGATCACACTCTATTCCCTACGCACTCACATCGACCACGAAGGCGCCGCCGAACAATACTACATCACCAAGTTCGTCGACGGCGAAGTCGAGTCCGGCTATATCACCTCCATCCGCGAATGCGAATGCCCTGCGGGCCACCGCCCATCCTGCCGCCATCGCCAGATGCTCCCCATGATGCTGGCTTCAGGCATCGTCAATACCCACTGGTTCTGGGACTTCGACCTCGGCCGGGTCGTGGACTTCGAAGGGAATCTTAAATCCAACTTCGACGCCATGAATGAATTGGCCGGCTGGGGCGACATCAAGCCCGAGGACATCGGCAAGCAAGTCCGCCTTAACCTCCCAGCGGATGCTGAACCCGCAGGGCCCCTGACCGGACCTAAGCCTTCATGGCGGAGGCTATAATGATGGGCCAACTCGACACCGATCCAATCCCGCCCTACGCCGTCACGATGTGGACCAACGACCGCGAAATCTTCGTCGCGATGCCAATGTCCAAGGGCGGCGCCCCATTCATCATCTCCTTCCCCCTCAATGAGGGCGGCCTCACCAAGGCACTCGAAGTCCTCCGCAAGCGGCCGAAGGAAGTCATCCTTCCAACGCTCGACTCCCCGGCGAACTATACCAAGCCCCCGATCCAACCCCAAGTCCGCGTCAGCAAAGCCCAAGAGCGCCTCTATGCCGAGACCACCCCGGAGCAACGCACCGCGGCGCAAGCGTTGCTCAAGAAGCTGGGGCTGGTGAAATGACCGTCTGGTGTTTATGGTATGGCTACGAAGATATCGAAGGCATCTTCAGCTCCGAAGCCGCTGCTCTCCGATGCATCGAAGAATTAATGAAATCACAGCCATATCGCCGTCGTGATAACTTCTCAATCTTAGAGGAGATAGTCCGTGACTGACCTCTACCTCATCGCCCATAAGGTCCGCGGCGAGCCTGCATTCGATATCGCCACGCACCTAACCTGCCCCAAGTGCGAAGCCACCGACGACCATTGCTCCGCTTGCGATGGCGCTGGGCATTGGTGGATCGTCCCCACATCGGGCCACCGAGCGTTTCCATATTGGGATTGCCCACTCAATGTTGCAATCGATTGGCCCTTAATGCAGATTCATGGTCGTGGCATACCAGACGTGCCTCTCGACACCATCCGCGACCACTACGCCGTGGAACGCGACATCGCCGTGGACCTCGTCAAGGTCCTCGGCCTCATCCATAAGCCCCTCGCCCCACTGGCGCCCCTGAAACGGAGGTTCTAATGCCGCGTAAAGACTGGAAGGGACGTTGTAACGACCTTGAGACCGAAGTCCGCGCCTTACGCAATCAAGTCGATTACCTCGTCCGCACCATCCGCGACATGGACGAGAAAATCTATTCCATCGGCCAGTTTGCTAATGGCACATGGAACGAGGCCGTGCGCAGCCGCTTCGCAGCCCTCCACGATGAAATGACCGCGCGTAAGGTTAATGAATCCAAAGCAATTGGCCGCGTGATCACCGAGCGCTTGCATGAAGTCTACAAGCCTGAGTCTGAAGCGCTTAGACGGATCACAAAGAAATGAAACGTTTCAAGCCCGACCGTCGCCCTTCGTGGCGCGACCCCAACATGCCCGTGCTCCGTGACTACGTCATGGGCGACGGAAGCGTGAAACACATCGTCGACCCCGACTACGAACGCCGCTATCGCGAGATGCTGATGGAAACCTCAGCCCATCCATCCTACAAGCTCGACCCGACCTACGACCTCAAGAAGCAAAGGAAACGTTTGTAATGCCCCTCATTAAGATTGAGTACAAGCTCCCACCCGGCACCGATAAGGATACCATTGCCGAATTCATTATCGACGCTCTTGAATCATGGGGCGGTCAATTTCACCCTCAGGATCCATTGTTCGGATCGCTACGTGGGCACATGACTAAGATTGTTGTGAACCACAAGGACTACAGCGATCGCCTGACCAGAATGGAGAACGCATAATGAGCGAACCCTTCTCCACCTTCGGCGGCATCGCCACTAAGGACGAGGCCTACCGCAAGCTGATGCACCATCTCGAAGAGGCCCAGAACCAAGCCCTTGTCATCGGCCACCTCCACAACACCGAGGACGACAACATGTCCAAGCTCCTCGCCAAGGGCTGGTATGGCGTCGGCGAGATGCTCCACAACGCGCGGGAACAAATCCGGCGCCTAGCCACAAAGAGGATGCAATGAACGAGTGGGAAATCAAATACGTCTACAATGGTAACCACACTGACCATGTTATGGCCGACTCACTTGAGCAGGCCCTGCAAATCTGGCGCGATGACCATAATCATATTCCTTCCATAGCTCTAGATTCAATCAGGTGCATTAAATGAACCCGACTCAGGAACAACAAGACATCCTCGACGCCGACCGATCCTCATCCTCCAACCTAATGATCAACGCCCTCGCGGGCACTGGTAAGTCCGTCACGCTCAAGATGCTCGATCGTGCATACACCAAGAAGGAAGCCCGACTCTATCTCGTCTTCAATGCACGTAACGCTTTAGAGGCCATGTCACTTGAGCAAGCTCAGGCAGAACGAAAATCAATCCCAGAAGGAATGTCACGTGATCCAGAAAGTAGGTTTCAAGCAATCACGACGGTCAAGACGTTCAACGGCTTGGGCCACGGTATCTGGGCCAAGGCCATCGCGCATCCAATCGCGCTCGATAAGAATAAGTCACGGACGCTCTGGCGAGAGCTTGTTGAAGGACTCTCGCGGGGTGATGCTAGTGACGCGTGGAAATGTTATCAAGTTGTCATGGACGGAATGGAGAAAGCTAAAGCTCTTGGCTATGTACCGTTGGATGTGAAACGCGTCACGTCGCTAATCACCCGCACCGACCTCCATCATGCCATGGATGAAACCCCAGATGAATACGCCGCAGAACTCATCGATCAACTCCTCCGCGAATCTATCCGCCGAGCCTATCTCGGGCTTATCGACTTTAACGATCAGATTTATATGCCCGCATTGTTCGGCGGCCCATTTCCGAAGTTTCCGCGGATCATGGTTGACGAATACCAAGACCAGAGCCCAGTTAATCACGCACTGCTCGCACGACTTGTCAAAGGACGTATTATTGGTGTTGGCGATCCACATCAAAACATTTACGGTTTCCGAGGGGCGAAAGCGGGAGGTATGGCGCAAGCAGTCCAAACCTACTCCATGACCGAACTCCCACTCTCCGTCAGCTTCCGCTGCCCAAGCGAAATCGTCAAGGCCGCGCGCTGGCGGGTCCCACACTTCGAATGGTTCACCGAAGGAGGCGAGGTCAATGACTACACCGAACGCTTCTCAGCGTCAGCTATTGTGGACGATGCTGCTGTTATCTGCCGTAACAACGCTCCTCTACTCCGCATGGCATTTCGGCTTATTTCGGCAGGCCGTTCTGTTCAAGTTGTGGGTTCTGAACTCGGTCCTCGATTGGTTGCTATTCTGAAGAAGCTCGGCACCGACTCCACCCCTCGCAAGGACCTCATCGATGCAATCGAATTCTGGCGCGAACAGAAGCTCATGGCCAATTCTAAATCGGCGAATGATCTTGCTGATTGCATGCGTGTATTTGCTGACCATGGTAACACCCTATCTAGCGCTGTCAGCTACGCCGAGCACCTCTTCGCTCAGCAAGGCACCATCCGCCTGCTCACCGGCCACAAGTCCAAGGGCCTAGAATTCCCCAATGTCTACTGGCTCGACCCCGACCTCTGCGACTCCCGCGAACAGGACCGCAACCTCGCCTATGTAATCACCACGCGAAGCTCGAATATCCTCAACGTGGTTGACTCTTCTAGCATTCTCTGGTAGAATGGTACCATAATCATGACGAGGTCCCGTAATGCCACACCAGCCCGCAGGGCCCACAACGCCCGCAGTCGCCAACTCCACCGCCTCCGATCCAAAGCGCGCAAAGCGGAACTCTTGGCAGCACAAGATGCGGGCGCAGTTAGCCCACAACCAAACTCTGGAGTCCGGGAAGGCGAAGCACTCAACTCGGCGCCAGAAGCCCAGTCTCCCCAAACTTCCATGGAATGACAAAACATGACAACATATAGGCACAAGAAACGTGGCACCCTCTACAGCATCTTGCACGATAATGCAGTGTTGCAAATGGAGGATGAAAAACACGACAACCGCAGGATGGTTGTTTACTGCCCAATAGCAGGCTGTGCCACTTACGTTCGCCCTTATGACGAATTCTTTGATGGGCGCTTTGAGGAGGTCTCCGCGTGAGCCAGATCAACTCCCTCCGCGCCTACACCGACTGCGAGAAGCTCTTCGAAGCGGCTCTCGCAGACCCCAAGGGTGCCCGAGCCCTCATCGGCACTTGGGAACAATGCGTCAACATGCGCACGCGCATGCATTACTTCCGCAACCTCGACCGTAAGGCGAACGCGAAGACCTACCCCGCGGATCACCCTCAACACGGCGTCAGCACCTACGACCCCTATGTCGTGCGCCTGATCCCCGACGAGGACAAAAACTGGTGGGTCTACGTCCAGCCCCGCGCCGCCGAGGACATGGTCATCGAAGGTCTCAGCGACACCCCAGACCTCATCGACGCCAATCCCACCGATACCGAAGCCTACGAAGTCCACGCCATTGAGGATAAATCAAATGTCACCTGAACTCACCGAGCTACTTCACAAGGCCAAATTGACCGTTGACGCAATGACACCCGAAGAACGGGAAGCCATGTATCGTAAACAGCGCGATGGTTGGGTCCGTAGCGAACTGCAATGGGCCAAGGACTTCCGTGAAGGCAAGTGTGAAAGGGATTGATGATGGCCCGTCCTAACCCCACCACATGGCTCCCGCTCCTCGATCGAGCCCTCGAAACCGAAATCGGCATTGGCTTCCGCGTCTCCGGCATCGATCGCAACGTCTTCCGCAATACCCTATACGAAGCCAAGAAGCTCGCCAATGACCCACGCTACGACGAGCTAATCATGTTCCTCCCCGCCGGCGACCACACCGACGAGGTCTGGGTCTGTAAGAAGGAAGTTGAGCTTGGGGAGGGTGCGTGATGCCAGTCCGCTCTGACGAGCCTTTAAGAAAGATCACATTGAACTTGTACGAAGCCGACTGTCAGTGGATGGAACGTGAATATGGCCATGGCTGGACCGAGCGCCTGAGGCAGATGCTACATCACGAAGTCGCCAAGCGCAATGGCGCACAGCAATTCAATCGACAAACTCCGCGTACCGTCGCCGACCTCGCCGAAGACTTTAACTCCTCACAAGATGGACGCCCTGATTATGACTGACTCCATCCTCGACGCACTCGCCAAGCCACCGCCGCCACCATCCGAACTCGACGCCCTCATGGACCTCGACCCCCTCGAGATGTCCAAGGACAACATCGACTCCATCATCGCCTACCACCGCAACCTCCGCGCCAAGCGTGAGGAAGCCCCAAAGGGTCGTGGGAAGCGCACCGACCTCATTGAACACGACAACGCCAAGCCGATCGATCTCGCGGCACTCGGGTTGATCAAGCCCGCTGGCACCATCACTCCAGCACCCAAGACTTCCGGTGGCGCCGGGTTTAGGAGGCTGTGATGACAACCACCGCTGAGAACATTCAGGCTGAACGGGAATTCGAGGCCGACTTCGAACCGAACCCTGAGGCAGCCCCAGCCGAAACCAAGTCCCCCTTCCTCCCAGGCACTTCCATCCAATACGCATGGAACAGCACCTGCCTCGGCCTCCTCAAGACCTGCCCGCGGCTCTACCAGTACATCGTCATCGAGGGTTGGGGCATCCGCGACGAGTCCATCCATCTACGCTTCGGCATCGAATACCACTCGGCCCTCCAAGACTACGCCACCGCCCGCGCCAATGGAGTCGATCATGAATCCGCGATCCGCGAAACTGTTCGTCTACTTCATTCTCGGGTTCATGATTGGCTTCCTGATCGTAACACACGTGCGGGGAAGTACAAGAACCGTGAAACCATTATTGGCTTGGTCATCGATTATCTAGACAACTTCCGCGAGGACCCAGCGGAGACCTTCATGCTCGATGATGGCACCGCCGCGGTGGAATTGGCCTTCCGGTTCGAGCTTGATTGGGGACCTGAGCTTCAATTCAACAAGGACGCCTTAGACGATCCCGACAGCCCCGATGGTGTTCGTGAAATCTACAATCAGCCCTACCTCCTCTGCGGCCACCTCGATCGCGTCGTCAACTTCGCCGATGGCCTCTACGTCATGGATCGTAAGACCTCCATCTCGACGCTCTCGTCGTACTACTTCAACCAGTTCTCCCCGTCGAACCAAATGTCCCTCTACACCCTCGCCGGGAAGATCATGCTCAACTCGCCCATCAAGGGAGTAATCATCGATGCCGCACAAGTGCTTCTTGAGAAGCCAAACGCTTTCCAACGGGGTTTCACTTATCGAACTGACGATCAGCTTGACGAATGGCTCGTCGATCTCCGCCACTGGCTTCATGCCGCCGAACTCTATGCAACCAATAATTACTGGCCTCAAAACGACACAGCGTGCGATAAGTTCGGGGGTTGTAAGTTCCGTGAAGTTTGCTCCCGATCGCCGCAGGTCCGTGAGGCCTACTTGAAGGCGACGTTCGACAAGCTCGACCCGATTGAGACGTACAACAATCCGTTCTTTGAACGAAAAGGAGAGTAACTATGTCCCGACGCCCGACTATTAAAGATTTGGAAGCTCAAATCGCAACCCTGCGTGAACTCCGTGAAGGTGAGGCTCGTGCTACCGAGCGCATGCGAGGCGAGAACGCTATCCTCAAGGCCTCAAATGAAGAACTAATGCGTGACAAACGCTGGCTTCAACAGATTGTAAACCCACTCGCTCAAGCAATTCATACGAGGTCCTGATGACTAAGCTCTCCGACCACCAATCAAACGAATTCACCAAGCTACTCCTCACTGGCGACAGCGGCAGCGGCAAGTCTGGCGCCCTAGCTTCGCTGGTCAAAGCTGGCTACAAGCTCCGCATCCTCGACATGGACAACGGCCTTGATCCACTTAAGACCTTCGTCATGAAGGAGTGCCCAACGCTTGTGGACAACGTCGAGTTCTGCACCCTTCGCGACAACTACACCACCGGCGCCGCGGGCCCCAAGGTCTCCAAACCCAAGGCCTTCGTCAACGCCATGAAAATGCTCGACCATTGGAAATACGACGACGTCGATCTTGGCAAGCCCTGTGATTGGGGCCCAGACGTGATCTTCGTTCTCGACAGCCTCAGCTTCTTCTCCGACGCCGCATTCGATTGGGCTGAGAGTATGAACCCCAGCGCCAAGGACCCCCGCCAATGGTTCTACTCCGCGCAGCAAGCCGTTGAGAGTGCATTGGCACTTCTGACCTCTGCGTCCTTCCGCACTAACGTGATCGTCTCCGCGCACGTCCGCTACACCGACAACCCCGATGGCACCAAGAAGGGCTACCCCAATGCCATTGGCAGCGCCTTGGGCCCCACGATCCCGCGGTACTTCAACCACTGGGCCCAGTGCACCAACAAAGCTGGCAAGCGCACGATCCAAACCGCCGCGACCTCGATGTTCGACCTCAAGAACACCAAGCCCTTTGAGATGGCCAACACCTATGACCTCTCAACCGGCCTCGCCGATTTCTTCGCAGTCCTTCGGGAGCCGCCTGCGAAGGAAGCCACAGCCGTGGCTAAGCTCAAGGCTCTCACATTGAAGAGGATATAATGTCATTACATCCCTCAACCTTCGAATACCTCAAGCCCACCGACGAACAGATCGCCACGATGCAGATCGTGCGTGATGCGGGGCTTGAGTATGCGCGCCTCATTGACGCGCATGTCCCCGATGGTCCTGACAAGACCTATGCCCTTCGCAAGCATCGTGAAGTCGCGATGTGGGCGAACATCGCCATCACGCGTCAGGCTGATGGCTCTCCGCGTACCTAACCTCAACCAACCAACCCAACGAAAGCACACCACACACATGGCAAAAGAACCCTCCACCTCCTTCGAATCCATCCTCGACACCCCGGCCGATAAGGTCGAACGCCCGAAGCCCCTTCCGGCCGGCACCTACTCCGCCATCGTCAAGGGCATGCCCGAGCACGGCGTGAGCGCACAGAAGAAGACACCCTTCGTCCGCTTCACCTACGTCCTCACTGGTGCCTTCGACGACGTGGACGAGGCCGAACTCGAAGCGGTGCTGACCAACGCCGAGGGTGTCGTCACCCCCATCGGCGAGAAGTCGATCAAGGACACGTACTACACCACTCCCGACTCGCTCTTCCGCCTGACCGATGCCCTCGAAGCCATGGGCATCGAACTCGACCAGAAGACGGTCCGCGCCGCCCTCGACGAGACCCCGAACTGCTCGATCAACGTGGTGGTCTTCCACCGTACGCCTGATGGCAGCGATCAGATTTTCGCTGAGGTCAAGCGGATTATGAAGGCCGACTGATGCCTGAGTTCAAACAATATCGCAGAACTCAGATTGCCGAGATGGCGCCATGGACACCAGACTTCGATATGCGTTTGGTATCCGTGTCAGTCATTGACCAACAGGCTGGTTCCCCAAAGGAGGGTGACATGATCGCCCAGAATCCGAAGGACCATCGCGACCAGTGGCTCGTAGCTGCTCAGTACTTCACTGACAACTTCGAGCCGATCTAACCACCTCCCTAACCTCGCCGGGGGCGCAAATGCCCCCGGCACCTTTCTTGAGGACGCACCATGGCAAGCACCGACTTTCGTAGACTACTCGACATGGCATCAATTGCTGCACCAGACTTGGAGGAACAAGTGGCTGATTACGCACCCAAGACTGCTGAGCCCATTCGTGAGACAGACCTACTTGTCGAGCGTAACAAGACTCATGGAGACTTCGGCGACAATGCACGTATTAGTCAGGCCCTTAAGCGCACCTACCGCGCCGAACCCGGCTGGGAACTCTTGACCGACACCGAGCGCGAGGCTATGGATATGATTGCTCTCAAGTTCTCCCGCATCCTCAGTGGCAAAGCCCTTGAGCTTCAGCATTGGGAGGATGTAGTCGGCTATGCCCGCCTTGCCGAGACCCTCGCGAAGCATCAGCCCGATGTCTAAGTCAGATCAATCACCCGAAGCCTTTAAGCAACTGATTGAAGCAGCCAAGGCTTGGCACAAATTTCAAGGCCGTGAGAACAATGCTGATCTCTACCGCGCCTGTGATCGATACTTCGGCAGCGACTTTAACCCAACCGAATATGACGATGTCGAATAAACCCATCCTAATCGTCGGCGAAGCCAAAGGCGCCGAGGAGCACCGGATCAACTCCAGCTTCGTCGGCGCCAGCGGCGTGGAACTCTTGAGGTTACTCAATGAATCAGGCATCATCACCCTCTCTGGAAACGACAAAGGCCTTATCGGGGATTACTACCGGCGAGGCGATCCGCGAAGCATTGACACAATCTGGAAACTTCATCCTGAGGTCCTCAGGACGAATGTATTTCAAATTCACCCACCTGCCAACAGGCTTGAATGGTTTTGTGGAGATAAAGCTGGAGGCATCCCCAGCTACCCTGCTCTCCTCCCAGCCAAGTACGTCCGCCGAGAGTTTGAACCCGAACTTGATCGGCTGGCTGACGAAATACTTCGCATTGATCCTAATCTCATCCTTGCTCTGGGCAACACTGCTCTTTGGGCTCTATGCGGTCGGACTGGCATCGGCAAACTTCGTGGCACTACTCACCTTACTACTCACTGCGTTACAGGCTACAAACTCCTACCTACTTATCACCCAGCTTCGCTCTTCCGACAATGGGAGAACCGCCCCACCACTGTCATCGACCTGATCAAAGCCAAGCGCGAAGCGGAGTACCCCGAAATCCGCCGCCCCGCGTGTGAGATTTGGATCGAACCCACCTTGGAGGACATCAATGAATTCGTCGAACGTTTCATCCGCGGATGTGATCTTCTTTCTGTCGACATTGAAACGACTGGATCACGTATCACTTGCATTGGGTTTGCACCAAGTGCCAGCCATGCAATCGTTATTCCTTTCGATGACCCGCGAGCAAAGGGAGGAAGCTATTGGCCGACTCGAGAGATTGAGGCCGCAGCTTGGCGATTGGTCAGCAGCATATTGGTGGACCGCAGAATTCGGAAACTATTCCAAAACGGAATGTACGACATCGCCTTCCTCCTTCGAAGCTACGGTATCCGAGTCTATGGAGCCGCCCACGACACCATGCTCCTGCACCATGCCCTCCAGCCCGAGTCCCTCAAAGGCCTAGGCTACCTTGGGTCGATCTATACCGACTGGGGCCCGTGGAAGAGTGAGCGGAAGGTGAATGAAACGATTGGGAGAGACAAATGAAATGTCCTGAGTGTGGATCAGAGAACGTTAGTCGTTATTCAAACAATGGCATTGATTGCAATAAGTGTGGACATATGGGCCGCGCTCAAGACTTCGGTGCCAAATGTACTTGTGCTCAATTACATCATACACCTATGTGGCATTGCCCAGTACACGGTGAAGTAACCGTGCCAATGGATTGATCGCGTGGCCAAGATCATTAACACCGCGACCTCCCGCCCAGAGGACATGACCTCGCAATGGGAACTCGACCAAGTCTACAACGGCACCGACGTGCTCGCGACGCGGATGGTCTTCGACGCCACCCACCCGCAGCTTGGCCCTGAGACCTCTCGCACCTACGACTTCAGCCGCGCCCTGCAAGGCCCAGCCATGGAGATGGGGCTCCGTGGATGCCTCGTCGATCAGCATCGCAAAGCCGCGGTCATCGATGAGTTCTACGACAAGATCGACCACCTCGAGCGGAACCTGTCGCGGATTGTGCTTGATGGCGTCGGCATGGCCGGTTTCAATTGGCGCTCATCCGCTGACCTCCAAGCCCTGTTCTACGGCAAGCTCGGCATCCCACCCATCACCTTCCGCGGACGTGTCACCGTCGACCGCGGCGCCCGGGACAAGCTCTACGAATACACCGTGGCCCGGCCGATCATCAAACATATCAACTTGATCTCGGAACTCGCGAAGAAGATCAATGTCCTCAAGACGGAGATAGACGCCGATGGCAAAATACGAACCACCTATAACATCGCTGGTACTGACACTGGAAGGTTTAGTTCTTCTTACTCAGCTTTCGGCACCGGGGGCAACCTTCAGAATGTCGAAGAGTCCTTGCGGTCGATATTTATTAGTGACCCGGGATACAAGTTCGCCAAGTGCGATGCCAAGTCCGGAGAGTCCTTCATTGTGGGTGCAATTGAGTGGAACATCTTTGGAGACTCCACCTACCTTGACGCCTGCGATACTGGAGACCCGCATACAGCGGCCGCCCGCCTCTGCTGGCCGCATCTTAATTGGACCGGAAACCTTAAGCAAGACAAAGCCCTAGCCGATAACAAAGATGCGCCGTTCTACCGTCATCACACACACCGACAGGTTACTAAGAAACTGGGCCATGCCTCTAACTACGGCGGCATGCCTGCGACCATCGCTACACAGACTGGACTTCCTTTCGACCTCGTTGCCGCTTTCCAGCCCGTGTACTTCCGCGCGTTCCCGGCGCATCAGGCTTGGCAGCAATGGGTCGCCCAGCAAATCGCCACCCGCGGCTTCCTCGTCAACCTCACCGGCCGCAAGCGCTGGTTCTGGGGCCGCCGCACCGATCCCGACACAGTCCGCGCAGCAATCGCATATGACCCCCAAGGCTCCCTCGCCGACATCGTCAACCGCGCAATGCTCAACATCTGGAATCAACACTACGTCATCATCATGTTCCAAGACCACGACGCAATCACCTTCATGTACCCCGAAGAAGTCGAAGACGAAATCATTCCGCGCATCATGCGCGACCTCATCGTGCGGGTTCCATTGGCCAACGGCCGCGAACTCGCTATCCCATATGATTGCAAAGTTGGATGGAACAAGGGCGATTATGACCCAATCAAAAACCCCGAAGGACTCAAAGACTACACCGGGAGTGAAACTCGCAAACGGCAAGCGGAAGTTGGACTCTTGGATCGACCGATTCGTCGAGCACACCGATAACCTAGAGTCGCCGCTGCTCTTCCGTAAGTGGGCCGGGATATTCACCGTGGCGGCGGCGATGGAGATGAAGACGTATCTCCAAACGTCCTCACCACTCTACCCAAACCTCTACGTCTTCATCGTCGGCAACCCCGGCGTGGGCAAGAACCGAATCATCCGTGTAGCCAAGAGGTATATGAATGAAATACCTGAGTTCCATTTCGCCCCGACATCGCTTACTGGCGCTGCCTTGGTTGATACCCTTGCGGCTAGTAAACGCTTCATTGCGCGTCTGCCTGACCCTCCGATCGAATACAACAATACGGTCATTACTGCCGAGGAGCTTACGGCTTTCATGCATAAATACGATGATGAAATGGTCGGCCTACTCAGTGCGTTCTATGATCCGGACCCCTATGCTCAATCTAGACGTGGACGCGATATTAAGATCAAGATTGACCACCCTCAGGTTAATCTCATGTCTGGTACAACACCATCGAATCTCGTCCAACTCATGCCCGAATCCGCCTGGGACCAAGGGTTCACCTCACGGTGCATCCTCGTCCACTCCGACGAACGCATCGTCGGCGATGACTTCGCCCAGGAGGGCCGGAGCCTCGCCGATGACCTCATCCACGACATCAAAATGATAGGAGCGCTCAGTGGCGAATTTAAGGTTACTTCAGAGTATCGGGATGCGGTTAATAATTGGCGCGCACTTGGGGAACCACCTGTCATCAACCATCCCAAGCTTCTACACTACAAGACTAGAAGGCGTGTTCACCTCTACAAGCTTTCAATGGTTTCGGCTGCTGATAGGGGTGACGTACTTCTACTCACCAAAGACGATTTCAATCGTGCTATGGGGTGGCTTGTTGAAGCCGAATCGGCTATGCCCGACATCTTCACTGCGGGTTCTACTGGAACTGACTCTCGTGCGCTTGAAGAAATCGCCCACTACATCCAACTGAAGGACACCGGAGATGGCGTCCCCGAGTATCAGATCGTCAACTTCGCTCGGACCCGGGTCCCCATGCACAGCATCCTACGCATCATTGAGATCATGACAGCCAGTGGCCAGATCACCGCTAAGGGCGTGGACAAGATGGGGCATCGGTGGTTCCGAAGCGCGACGAGGCATTAGTCCGGTCTGGCCGGCTGTCCGCCAGATGAACAGGAAAGAACTATGACGATTTACATTGCAAGCAAGACGAAACACGCGGCTCTGTGGCGCGACCTTCGGGCGGCTGGAGCGCCGATAATCTCGACGTGGATTGACGAAGCAGGCGAAGGCGAGAGCGCCGACCTCAACGACCTGTGGAAACGATGCATCACAGAGTCTACGGAATGTGACTTTCTGATTTGCTACCGAGAGCCGAACGACGTCCTTAAGGGTGCGTGGGTTGAGATCGGGGCTGCGCTGGCGACTGGCATCCCGGTTCTGGCAATCGGATTAGAAGAATTTACCATCGCCAAATACGAGCGCATCCAGCACTTCCCCTCCCTGGCTGATGCCTTCAAGGCAGCGGGATATCCTCAGTAAGTCCGGAGTGGCAAGGAGTCCGCTACTTAGGGCTTATGCGTGAAGAACGCCACGACTCGATCCGCGATGTATGCCAAGGCCGAGATCAGCACAATCAACCCCGCATACACCGCGCCAATCACAGCCTTAGCTCCGGCCTTGCGTTCACTCGCATATCTACCAGTCAATATATGCGGCATCACCTCATCATCGACCTCGTTCTTAAACTCCGCGAAGTCCTGCTGAAGATGCATGATGTCATTGGCGAGGCGTTCAACCTGAAGGCTCAACAATTGTATCGACTCATGAGTAACACGGCGGCTAAGTCCTGCCGCCGTGTCCTGATCTCGCCATGTGTCGCGGAAGGCCTTGAGCAGGCCCTCCATCTCACCTACGCGGACTGCTAGATTGGTGAGAATGTTCTGAAGGTTGTAGTCCGCGCTGTCGTTCATGGCTTACGCGGGCGGGAGTGGAGAGTTGAATTCATCAAGCGCCGCATCAAGATCGGCCTCAAGCGCCTCAAGCTCCGTTTGTGTCACGGTGCCATCGGCTCCACCCTTAAGCACGGCCTTGAGCCGAGTGATCAGCGGAACCACGGTGGTCCCCGCAGAGATCAACAGCGGAATTACCGTCAACCCCTTCTCGATGATGTTGAAGATCGCTGCTGCGTTCATGGCTTATGCTCCAAGCGGGATGCCCAACTGGGCGGCTGAGGACTTCACGGTTTGGTAAAGCGACGTGAGGCGGTTGTATACCACCACGGCGTTGATCTGGTCGTCGTTCTTCACGAAGCCGCGGAGTTCGATCAGCAGGGGCTTGATCTGCCGAGTGTATGGCTGCACCGCTTCGATGTTAGCACGACAGTTCTTGTCGGCGCTACCTGCGAGACAGGCCCGGCGATAGACCAACAGGGCCTCCACAAGCACCCGTGCTGTGGCTTCGACGGCATAGAGTTCTTGTTCCGTGACCGGGTTGGTGATGGTCTTCGTGACGAGGCTAAGTCCGCCGGACACAGCGGATAGCTGGGCACACCCACCAAGGGTGAGTGTGACCATCACGATTGCAATAAGCTTACGCATTAGTTATTTCCTCTCGCGGTTTGAGTAACGATATCCATGTCGGCGCGGATAGGAGCAACCTTATCCACAGTGGGGTCGACGGCCACTGAGGCAAGGGTGGAATTGGCCTTCTCATTGATGGTGATTTTCTCAACGCCGGGCATGGCCGCGACGTCCTTAACGAGTTGGGCTTGACCGGTGAGTGCAGTGCTGATCGAACTGAGGATGATGTTGAAGATACCCAAGCCCGCCACGATCTGTAGCGAGGTTTCCTGACCAAAGATCGGATTAAGCAATGCAGCGCCAGTAATCAATCCGCTGACACTGCCAGAGATGATTTGTAACCATTGCTTCGGTTGGATATTAAGCATTGAGTGCCTTCCATGTTTGAGGACCAACGATGCCATCAGGCGTCAGCCCATGTTTGTCCTGAAACGTAAGCACGGCTTGGTGTGTACGCATGCCGAAGATGGCATCGGCAGGAATGCCTAGGGCCTGTTGCAGGGCCTTGACTGCTACGCCTATTGAACCCTCACGCAGGATGGGCTTCGCTGGCACCGCGGGAACCATATCCGCGGTGGCTTCCGTCGCCATAACTCGGCGCTGAGCCTCGATGTAATCCGCATCGGTGGCCGGGATTTTCTTCCCCGCTTCGTGCTGGGCCTGCGCCTTGAGGAACGGGATCGCCATTGGCCCACGCCAGAAGTCGTCATCCATGACGGTCTTGCCAGACAACCCCGGTACACGGGCCTTGAGATAGGAAACATATGCGGGCACATTATTCCCGCCGGACCAAATCGCAATGGCATCCTCCATACGCTTGTTTCGATAGTTCTTCGACGAACGCCAAAGGTCCATCTGTGCCGCGATCCCGTCGACCCACGAGTCGAAGATGGCGATCTTATTCCCTTTGCCGCCGCCACCCTGACCGGTGCCGTCGTTGAGGTATTGCCACTTGGTGCTGCCCCACTTCGTCGCGATTGCCCCAGGCCACATGGCCCCGGGGTTCATAAATTGAATCGCGGCCGGGATTGAAAAGTCTCGTTTGATCTTAACCTCAGGCATCCATTGCTCCTATCGTTTGAGTTTAGCTTCGCCAGTGATGATTCCCCGCGCCCATTCAGTGATGTTCTTCGGCCGCTGCTGCCCTGTTGCGACATCGGTGGCGAATTGCCCTGTGCGGCCAAGCTGTGCGAGGGGCAAGCCCGTCGATAGACCTACTACATTCGCGGTGTGCTGCACTGGCTTCATGGTCTTAAGACGATCGCCCTTCGCATATTTCTTTACATCGGTATATATGGACCCTGCCGCTCCCAACAATGAGGCGATGGGCGTTCTCGGGGCATAGCCCTCGGCCACATATGCGGCAGCGGTATTCAAAACCGGAATCGTCGATAAGGGCTGGAGCAGTAATGCTTTCGCTATGATCTTGAACCATGAGTCATCCTGCTTTCGATTGTTAAACAAAGCGGCACCAAACGCGGCACCCACAATCACCGACCCAAGCCCATTCACCGCGAAGTTCTTGCCCTCACCACGACGTACATTCCCCGGCAACTGCCGCTGCCAGTTATACATCGTGTTGAAGTATCCGTAGAACATCGTCAACATCTTCATGCCTTCATTCGACTGCATCACGCTCGGCAAGTCAACCACACTCGCGGCGCCATGACGCTCACGCACCGCGGAGTCCGCGATCAATGCAGCTTCCTGCTCGGTCTTGCCTCGTCCAAGGGCTTTGCGATATTGGTCGACGAAGGTGCTAATCCGAAATTCCTGTGAGACCTTGGCGATGGGGACGAAGCCCCATTGGACCGCTTTCTTCTGCAAATCTCCCACAGTAGGATCGAGAGTGACCCGATCCAAAGACTCCCGAAAATCACGATCCATGTTATAAACCAAGTGCCGGATTTCATCGGACTTCTCCATCGCTAGCTTGGTGTTCTCGGAACGGTTAGCCAGATACGAAGCCCAGGCGCGGGGGTTAGGCACGCCAACATCAGGAGAGAGGATGACCTTGAGATTGAGGGGCAAGGCGTGACCGACCAGATTGATCCGCACGCGACGCATAAAATCGTTGTATCCTGCAATGGAGGAGTCGTCCGTAGAGAATTGATGAGCGATCCGTCGCAGCCATGGCACCAACTGCGCTTCATATTCAGCGCCATAATGCTTGCGAATGGCAGCCCGAATGCCTTTGTCATAAAACACCCGACCGGCTTGGATGAGCGAATCGCGGAAGGCAATGTCGTGGATGGTTTGCTGCATCGTACCAGCAGCTTGTTCGAGTGATGTGGAGATATCGACGAAGTCGACGTAGCCGGTGCGTTCTTTGAGGTAGCCCTTCGCGGTCGCGGCGCGGAAGTAGTCACCGCCGAAGACGCCATCTTCGGTCGGTTTGCGGTCCGCGATGACCGCGGCGTTGCTGCCGAGCTTGTCGTATTTGACGGGCCAGTACCCGCCGGGGAATGTTCCATGTGGCGTCTCCACCTGAGTGATCGGGATCAGCTTCGGGGCCACACCACTGGTACTACGGGATACGTCTTGCATTTGCTCTTGCCAGGACTTGAACGGCTCCCACATGCGCTGGACGAAGGCCCAATCCTCCGCGGTGGCATGCTTGTCGATCAAGGCCTTGATCTGAGCTTCGTATGTCGGGAACTCCTCTTTGCTTAGGCGCCGCCCGAACCGGGCCATAGCGGCGCCATTCACAAACTTGCCAATGTTGCTGCGGTTGCCCCAGTTGAGCATGACTTGGATCAGGTTCTGCCGGGTCATATCATAGGCAGCGCCAGTATAGGGGTCGTGCAACACATCCTGCGCAATAGTGTCGTCAAGTGATTTCCGCCACGTGTGGTCAAATGTTCCACGGGTCTCCTGGAAGTGCTTCGAGAGATCGGTCATGAGGTCGAACTCTTTGGCCTTGCTCCGCATCATCGGCTCGATCACGGCCTGATGCAGCGGCCCGAGTTCCTTCCGCAGGTCAAGGTCCTTAGCGATCTCCTCCATCCGGGTCAAGCTGGCATCGATCTTATAGAACCAATTGTTCTGCGATTCGCGGCTACGCGCGGGAAGCTCTTGGATGTTTCGCACCACCTCGGCGCGGAAGTCCGCGAATTCCTTCTTCTCGCCAGCGATCTCGATCTTACGAACGGCACGACCGACGTGGTTCAGTGAAGTTACTGCGTCCATAAACTCCCGCATCTCGCCGACGGTCATCTGATCCATTGGCTTGGCAGGACCGGATTGCAACGTGTCCGACACCGCGAGGTCCCAGCCCTCAGCGTTCTTCGACGCCACGAAGGTGGCCATATCCGAGTGGCCATAGTATTCCTTCGACTGCATGACCTCGTCCATGCTGCGCTTGACTGGCACTCCAGCTTCGCCAAGCAAGCCGTGGATGAAGTCGAGGTACTCTGGCTCTACGGCCTTGACCTCACGCTTAGTGAGCCGCGCCGCTAGCTTCTCGAACTTCGCTGCGGCAGCTTCGAATTGCACGGCCTCCTTCGCCAAGAGGGTGGCGTAGAACTGGCGCTGCTTCTCGCGGAATGCGCCGGCATAGTCTTGCTTGAGCAGCAGGTTCTCCACCAGCTTACCAGCCCGGCCAGCGGCTGCAAGGTAGCGATCGCTGCTGACCGAGGTCGATGAGGACGCCTCGAATTCATCCGCCACGATCCGCTGAATAGTCGCCTTGTCATATGCGGGAGCTTCGCCGCTGCGCATGCCGAGGGCCACGGTTTCCTCATGGAGCAAGCTCAGCTGCGTCTCGCTCGCAACCTGTTCCTTCACCGCGTCGAGGATGTTGTCTTCCAGCACCCCATACTTCAGCCGCATCTGCCGATCGGTTTCGATATCAATCATCCGCCGCTTGAACTCAATCGGGCGCATCCCCGAGGTCCGCCGCACTTCGCTCAGGGACGAAAGATTAGCAACAAGGCTAGCGCCGTCAGGATAACCAAACAAAGGCGCAAGATCATCAGGACTAGCGCCAGCCTTGTTGTAGTAATCTCGCGGAAGTGCTGCACGTTGTTCCTCCGTCAGAAAATCCGTGCCGAACTTAACACGCTCAACCTTCTCACCGTACAGTACACCGTCAGCGAAATAATTGTCAGCAGCGATATCTGGACGAAGGTTGATCTCGTCCACAACCTGTGAGCGGATCGCTGCGCGGTTCTCCTTCCACTCCTTCGTCTGCACTCGCTTCTGCGCATCGGCAACGCGCTTGGTTGTCGCCTCAATATCTTCCGCATGGCGCCTCTCTATGAGTTTCTCGTACCGCTTGTACTGATCGAGTGTCATTCCGAGGGCATTGGCACGTTCGAATACACGGCTTGGGTCGGCTGGGGGTTTGTCTTCGACTTGAAGACGCTCGTCGAATGCGTTGGGATCAATTGGCTGAGTACCCTCTCGGCGCCCGACCTCACCTGTGTCCACCTTCTTGAACACGTCTTCCCATGTGGCTTGCTTACCAAGGATTTGCGAAACGCGATCCCGAATGGCGTCGAAGAATTCCTTCAAGCGGCGGAAGATTGCGTCGAGCGGGGAGTCAGGCAACCGGATCGAATCCGCACGAGCCCGTAGGGCCTCCTGCTGCTCAACCCACTTCGGGTATGCCTCAGCGATGGCTTCCTCAAGCTTCAAATCGGGCTTGGCGTTGGGGTAGCGCTCATCGATTCGGTACTTCTTGAACCAGTTATTGGCAAGGGCCTCGGCCTGAAGAGTGTCCCATTCGTCGGGCTTGAAGAAACCGTACTGCCGCAGATGGTGGATGGCCTCGTGCCGTGCCGTGAACATAACGTTGTCAGCATCCAACGCCGCGAGGATAATCGGATAGGTATCGCGATAGCGAATATACGCCCCGCCAATGCGGATCGGCTCCCCAGCCTTCTGCCCTGGGATCGTGGCTGTGACCTTGAGCGTCTCAGGAGTCTCAACCGCCACCTTCTTCGGCACGATGCGGTCGAGTTCGTCGATGACGGCGTTGGCTATCGCGGAGGTCTGTTCGCTGCGCAGCGCATCAGGGACGACATAGCCTTGGATGGCTGGAGAATAGGTCTCCCATTGACCACCCTCAAGGATGCCTTGGAAGCCCTCAATGTCGTTGACATCAAGCTTCACCACTGCCTCAGGCATCGTCATCTCTTTGCCCGCGGCCTCACGAGCGCCAGAGACACGGTGGCCTTTTATCGCGGTGGCCTCAGGGAACTCGGCCTTGATCTGGCGAAGCAAATCGCGCATCAGCGCCGGGCCGAAGTCCCGCGGACCTAGGCCATTCACACCGTAGATGTTATCGACATACAACGTCTTCCCACCATCCTGCATGGAGATGTTAAGCGCCCCAATAAGGCCGCCCTTTTCATCATGCAAGGTGAAGTCATGGAAGCCTTGCGCGGGGCCGAATCTGGTCCCAGCTTCCTCATATTGCTGGCGCTCATACGCGCCCATGTCATTCCAGTCGCGGCCATTCTCAGCGGCTAGTTGCTCTGGGGATTTCTTCTGCTCCATCCGTTGCAAGGCAACCTTGCGGTCACCGATTGAGTACAGCGGCTCAAGCGCGGACGCAGCACGGATGACCGCGACTTCCTCAGGCAGCGGAATCGGCGGTGGAGTTGCACTCTCAGCCTGAGCCTCCGCGGCTAGCTGCGCCTCCCGTGCCGTGATCGCACCGGGCCTCACCCGGATATCCTCCTGCAACGCCTTCATCACATCGGGCTCAACCCTCGCCACCCAATCCGCTAGGGGAATGGAGATGTCATCACCAGACGCCCGGGCAAGGTTGAGTTGCTGTTCGATGTTTGGGACCCAGCCGAGTAATCCATCATCCGGCATGGGTCGCTTGTCGCCATAGAGCGCTGCAACCACATCGCCACTAACCCCAATCTCAGCGTCAGTATGCCGAGCAATAAAATCCCGGAACAGATCAGGATTACGCTCGCGTACCAACGATTGCTGTGCATCAGCGACCACTTCTGCCAGGGACTCGACATCCGCGGCATT